GAACAGGAAAGTTCGCCCAGCGTTTCGTCGCGGCGCGGGTCAGCTTGTCGAGCTTGTCCGTAGTGTCCGGCGTGCCCGGTTCAAACTTGGAGACCAGCCCGTAGATGAAGTCGCGTGCGGCCAGGATGTGCTTGCACAGTCCAGGACGGCTGCCGGGATTGGTGATGCGGGGCGCGAGGTTCCACGCCTGGTTCAAGCTCTGCGGGCCAACACGACCGGAGCCACGCTGCTTGTTCGCCCAGGCCCAGCGGAACTTGTAGTCCGGGCAGGTGCAATCAACCAAGCACTCGACCTTCTGCAAAGGCTGGCCGCGTTTCTTGGGCTTGAAGAACTTCACGTAGCCCTTGTGCCGCAGTCCGGTGGTGGACGGGAACGACTTGAAATTGAAGAAGAAGGTCTCGGCACTCTGCCCGCCTTCGATCTCCAACGGCGGGCCTCGAACCGTCTGAGCACGACGAACACGCTTCGGTTCCGAAACACGGAACAGCTTGTCGTAGGTCAGTCGCTCTTCGAGATATGACACACCTTAGCTACACGTTCTTCTCCGCATGGCTGACCTGATACTAAAACGCTTTGCGGCTCGCAACTGGATGACGATCAAAGAGACCGAGATTGCCTTCCCTCCTTCTGGGCTGGTCCTGCTCTCCGGCGTGGTGGGCAGCGGCAAGACTGGATTGACCGAGGCGCTGTGCCGGATGCTCTTTGGCGCAGTGGGCCGATTCAACAACTTCGGCGAGTACAGCCTGGACGAGAAGGGCAACACCTACCTGAAGCTGGAGGTGGAGTTCCGTGGCAAGCCGCTCGTCATCGAGTCGGGCTTCTGCTGCCGTGAGATGTCCCTGACGGGGGAGGCGCTGCGCTACAGCTACGACGGAGGTGCTCCGGTTGAACGCAGCCGCATCGCCGAGACACGCAGCGAGATTAACGGCATCCTTGGAATCAGCCGTGAGCTGGCCGAGTCGCTCATTTGTGTTGACGGTGATCGGCTGAAGTTTAACCGGATGGGCCAGGGCGACCTCGTGGGTCTCGTCATGCAGGTGCTCAACCAGCCTTCGTGGGACGCACACTACCGGAAGGCGCTGGAGAAGCTCAACGCCTTCAAGCGCGATGCGACCGCAGAGACAACTGCCTGCACGACTGCCAGGACTGCGCTCAAGAGCGCGGAGGATGAACTGACCCAGGCCCAGGAAGATCTGCAAGCCGCCATCGACGAGCAGGCAGAGAAGGAGAAGAGCCGTGCCGACAGCCTGGCGGAGTGCGTGAAGCAGATTGCAGCGATTGCCTTGTTCGACGAGGAACTCACCAAGCAGATGGAAGACCTGGAGCACCAGATTAAGCGCAAGGAGAAGCAACTGGCCAAGGAGGAGCACGAGGTCGAGATCCGCCGCAACAACATGGACGATAACGTCACCACGCTGGTGACCCAGCGAGAGAAGCTGCTGGAGACCAAGACGCGGCTGGAAGGTGCCGTGGAGCGGGCGGAGGATGCCGTGAATGCACTGATGGGTGAACCGGAGTTCTGCCCGAAGTGCAACAAGCCCTGGGACAAGAAGCATAGTGCCGAGGAGATCGAGAAGGCTCGGAAGGCGCTGGAGGCTGCCGAGGCTGCCTACGAGAAACAGGCGACCATCGTGAAGGCGGCGGATGCAGACCTGGCGGCTGCTCGTGAGAAGGCCAGGGCGGCTGGCAAGGAGCTGCGCGAGTTCCGGGACAAGTTCAATGTGAAGCAACTGTCGGAAAGCTACGAGACCGCAGAGACTCAGGTCACCTCCAACCAGCGCGAGTCGCACCGATGGGAAGTGCAGAAGACACGCTACGAGCAGTCGGTGGACGGCTCGGCAGTAGCGTCTGCGAAGTCGGTGGTCACCCTCAACACTACGCGGGTGACGGAAGCCGAGCAGGCGGTGAAGACGGCGGCTGAAGCCCTGGCCGAGACCCAGGAAGGATTGCGCATGATCGAGTATTGGACGAAGGCTTTCAGCCCGAACGGCATTCCCAACATGCTGCTCAACGAGACAGTCGGGCCGCTCAACGACGTGGCCCAGCGCGTGTCGCACCAGCTCGGTCGTGGCATGATGGAGGTCTGGTTCAGCACGACCAAGAAGCTGGTCAGCGGCGAGCAGAAGCCGCAGCTCAACGTGCAGGTGAAAAACCGCATGGGCAGCAACAAGGCCAACGGGTGCTCGAAGGGTGAGTCCACACTGACCAACCTCGTCATCCTGGAGAGCCTCTCGGAGCTGGGCCGTGTTTCATCCCGCGTGGGTCTGCGCATCTTCGACGAGCCGTTCACCAATGCGGATGAGATTGTGGCGCGGGCGCTCTACGCCTACCTCGCGGAACTGGCCAAGACCTCGCTCATCTTCCTGGCCGACCACAACGCCGTGGCGAGCAGCTACGCCAACTACATTTTGGGGGTCACGAAGCAGGCCGGTGGAACAGTGTACGCGTGGCAGTAGTTAGCGTGTATGATCGCTCACGTCACAGACGGCCAAGTTGTTGGTGAAACAGTTGCCACCCTGTTCAGCACGATCCAGCAAGGGCCGGTGTCCATGCTGGTGGTGTTCAAGAACAGCGGTGTCAACACGATGAACTACCGCCTCCAGGAGTTCAACGGCACCGCCTTCGTGGACATGGGCACCGCTGGCACCGACTACTACAACACGCTTTCTCCGAACGAGGTGAAGTCCTTCAAGGTGACCAGCTCTTACGCCCAGGTGCAACTGGTCGGCAACGCCAGCGGCGGCGCGTTCCTGGAATTCTCCGTCACCCGCTACACCAACCGCAGCTCAGGCGGCTCCATCCCGATCCTGAGCCTGTAATGGCTGACGCGTTAAAAATCCTCGGTCAAGCCCGGCCCGCAGCCGGTGCGCTCGAAGTCCTCTACACGGTCCCGCTCGGCGCGCAGTGTACGGTCACGTCCCTCTTCGTCTGCAACACCAGCGGTGGAAGCACCGCCTTCACCGTCGAAGTGGCTCGTGGTGGTGCTGAATCCTCTCTCCTTCAAGCCATCCACTACGCTGACTCTCTCGCATCCAACAGCACGTTCCCCGTGGCCGCTCCCATCATGCTGTCCTCGACTGACCTGATTCGGGTGAAGTCCAGCGATGGCAACTGCTCCTTCACGGCGACCGGCCTGGAGATGACGGGCTAGACCCTGCGTCCTAACAGGAAGCTGCGCGAGAGGCTGAACGCCTGGGTTCCAAATCCGAAGATGCTGATGTCCACCCGCGTGAGATGCGACCATTCGTCATTCACGTTGGCCGTGGGCGGCTGGGCCGAGTTGTCTAGCAGCGCGACGAACTGCGTCTGCGTGTAGGTCACCACGTCGCTGACCGAGTAAAAGGTGTCCTCCACCCAGTCTCCCCTGTTGCGCAACATCGTGCCGGTGGCCTGCACGAGCGTCCCGTTGGATGTATAAACGAAGTTGTCGGTCGCGGCGAACGTGAACGGGACTGCCATAGCCTAGATACGAAAAGACCCGGCCCGTTGTGACAGGCCGGGTCAGTGTGACCAATGACCGAGAGCTTACTTGGGTTCGGGCGTGCCAGCAGCGATGCCGACCGTGGTTGCCTCAGCGGGGCGCACGTCGATGTCGATGGTGGCCGTGACTTCACGGATTTCGGCTTCGCCTGGATCGAGATCCGCGTCAGCAGTGACGGAGACCTGAGCCGTGCCCAGAGGGCCGACCGTGGTTGCCACGGCACTCATGCCGTCCGCAGCCACTTCGAGGGAGATGATTGCCGTGTCCGAGGACGCCCACACGGGGACGCCATCAACCACTGCGGGATTGCCAGCAGCCGTCTTGAAGGAGACGGTCAGCGACACCTTTTGTTCGTCGGTAAGGATGATTTGAGCCATACGTTTTACTTGTTCGTTACCGGCCCGATGCGGATCATTGCTGTGACACCGGGCCTGGGTTTAGGACTACGGCTGATCCGCCCGAAGATGAACCCCAGGGAGAAAAGCACCGCAGCCAGCAGTACCCAGATCAGCCACATGCCTTAACTACAGTCCGTGCCGCATAGTTAGTGCATGGCCTTACCAACCAGCACCGACGTGGGTCAGCCCGTCACCGACATCACCGATGAATCGCTCGTCGCGGCAGAAATTGTCCGCACCAGCACGAGCACCGGCCAGCATGTGACCTACGTGCCTGCCAATGGCGGCGTGGACGACCGATGATCGCCAAGCATCTCATTCTGGAGCAGGACGAGGGGCCGTCGCCTATCGAGTCCACGTCGGACAATGAGTCCAAGCTTTACCTGTTCGGGAAAGACCTTCCGGCCAACGGCTACCGGGTGACTTCGCGTGGGGTGGGAGTGTTCGATGCCTTGCGCAAACGGACGGTCAACCATCCCGTCTTGCGCACCCTGGGTGCCATGAACGAGAAGGAGGCCATCAACTCCCTCGTGCGAAACGGCTACGCGGTCGCCATCCAGTACATGCCTGGCGCGTTCAGTGGCCGGTATGGGGACGGGATCGTCATCGCCTCCAACGAGAAGGTAAGGCTCCCGGAGAATGTGGTCCGCAATTTCAGCGTGGAGGCCGTCACACCAGTCTTCTACTTCAACGGTGAGAAGACCAAGCGCCTCCCGTTCAAGGAATACATGGGGCAGGATCTCACTGCGGATGAGCAGCTCGTGTGGGACTCAGTGGAGATGTCACTGGGCGAGATGCCTCCCAACGGGGTTGGCTACTCAGAGCAGCCTGGCGCGCAGTATCACGACCCAGATGCCGAGGCTCAGCCTGCGGACTATCAGGAGAGGGGTTCGCCTACTGTGCGGGGCAGTGAGTTCCCGGAGAACCAGCCCAAGCCGCCTCCGAAGAAGCCTGAGCCTGAGCCGGAACCGAGCCGCCTTGTTTCAACACCCGCACGCAACGTGCGGTCCACGGAGAGGTATGAGTCCGCCGCCCAGGTCGTGCAGCGGCTGCTCGATTAGACGTGCTGTTTGCGAAGACCTTTGAAGGTCGCAGACTCTGGCACGAGCATTGGATCACGCTCGTCAATCATATTGTTCCACACGACGGCCAGCTCCTCGTGGCTCCAGCGGCGATTGATCAAGCCGAGCACCACTTCCGCCATCTGATCCTGGAGCTTGATGCTCATGTCCTTGAACTCCATCGTGACGAACTCGATGTCCTCGCGAGTAAAAGTCGGAAGGCTCTCGTCGGTGTGGGCAAGCCTCACCCGGCGCATCACACTCGGCTCAATCCGTTCCCACATCTCGCAGTTCCACTTCGTCGCCGCTGCCAGCTTGATGACCTCGGTATCCCAGTTGTTCGCAGGCAGGCACCAGTAGGTCAGGGCCGCAGCAATCGCGACCAGGACGAAGAGCACCGCAATCTGCACCGCGTTCAGGCTGTAGCCGAGAGCGAGGAACGTCACCAAGAGGGCGCTGACAATTACGCCACAGCCCCAGAGACGGCGAACCTTGTAGCCACAGAACATGAACAGGCTGATTGCGACGGCCACCTGCCAGGCCCAGATTTGAAAGCTTCCGAAGAGTCCGAAGGCGTTGATCAGCATGGTCAACGCATAAGCTGCCGCCGCACCTAAAAAGGCATACATGAATGCGTATTTGCTCCTTCCATGAGTGGACGCCGCAGCCAGGGCAGGCAGGTAAACGAGCATCGAAACCAACATGACCGCCAGTGGCGCGGGTTCGGACCCGATGGGCTGTGCCCCAAATACCGCCAGGTCCGGCACAAGGTCATAGCCAACTGTTACTGCCACCAACAGCGTGGTGAACATGACTCCGGCTCCGAACAGGGTGCGTCCCGACGCGGTAGCAACCAAGAAGAGGCCGGTCAGGGCCGGGAAGAACATTGCACATGCACCTAAAATCAAGAATGCGATCATGTCCTACTGTAACATCCACACGATGTCTGTCAATGGTATTGTTTAATGAGAAGCCTGCCAACGAGAGGCTGATGCCAGGCCGGTAATTAGGTGAAATGGCAACAAGCCTAGATGAAGTACACGCTAGTTTCGCCCGGATCTACGACCAGGTGAACAGGTCCGCGCTCAAGCTGGACATGGTGGCCGACCGTATTGACAGGATCTCGACTGTATCGTCCAAGTGGTCAGCCGCCTTCGGCATGAAGGAGGCTTCCGGCTTCTTTGACAAGATGCGGATGGGGCTGACTCAATCCAAGGAGACGTTGGAAGAGATTACCCAGCAGCTCGAAGGTGAGCACAGAGAAGCCTACGATGACCTGCTAAAAGCCGTCAGGTCAGGTGACGCGCTTGCTACTCGATCAGCAGGCTTGCGATTGAACGCAGTTCAGCACGAAGAGCGTTCGCACCAGGCCATCTACCGCGTCAAAGTGGCCTCCGAGAAGCTGGACCTCAAAGCCGTGGCTGCCGCCACCGTCGCAGGGAGGCTCCTGAAGGACTCCTTTGAAACTTACTCCGACATCAACGCGGCGCTCATCGGTGCGGACAGCAACCGGCTCGGTCTGGCCAAGAGCATTCTCCAGACGCAGCGTGAGACCGGCGTCGGGCTGAAGTCAGCAACCGAGGCAGCAACCGCTCTGGTCAATCGTGGCTATGACCTGGACAAGAACTTCCAGTCCACCACCAAGACCGTGGTGCAGATGAAGGAGGCGCTAGGCGTCTCTGTTGACTCCGCCGCTGAGCTGGCGGCAATCACTGAGCGGCGGCTCGGCGCGTCGTTCCGTGGCGTCGCGGATGCAGTGGCGCGCACAGTCAAAGACACGGGCCTGGCGGCAGGTAAGGCCGTGGACCTCGCCACGCAGTTGGCCAAGTCCGCAGCCATCTTCCGCAAGGGCTTCACCGACGAGCTGCCGCGTGTGACAGAAGTCATCCTGCGGCTTGAAGGCGCGTTGCAGGAACTCGGCGGCGAGACTGGTCTGTTCAGCGGCTTCCTCACTCGGCTCACCACGTTGGAAGGCATGGCCAGCTCTGGCGTCCTCGGCGTGCAGTCGCCGGAGTTTATGAAGAGCGAGCAGGCGACCAAGCAGGTCATCGACAGCTTCGCTAATTACGCCAAGCAGACGGTCGGCGACTCTCGTGGCTGGGAGCGCGTGCTGCGCCTGGAAGCCCTGGCTCAGCAGTTCGGCACAACCGCGCAGCAGGCCGACCAGATGATGCAGGCATTGGAGCGCCGCGAGCAACAGCAGGAGCGGATGACCGACTTGGAGAAGATGTTCGAGGAGCAGATGCGCGAGAGCGGCAAGGGACTGTCGCAGTTGAAAGAGGGTCTGGGTGCCTTGATGAGAGAGTCGCTCGCACCGTTCGTCGTAATCTTCAATGGTCTCGTCGGAGTGCTAAACAAAGGCGTTCAGGCACTGAACAGCTACAAGGGCGTGGCAATGGCATTGACCGGCGTGATGGGCATCGGAATGGCCTACGTCACGATAAAGCTTACCGGGAGCATGTATCGTCTGGCCGCAGCAATGGCGCAGGCAGCCGTCACGTCAGCCCTGCTGGAGAAATCCGTCTCTGGAAAGGGTGGATCGATTGCCAACCTGGCGGGCCTGCTCAAGAGTCCGCTCGGTCCAAACTTCCTGGGTTCGTTCTCCGGCATCTTGAAAGGTGGCCTGGCTCCCGTCGTGGCCAGGCTCGGCCTGATCGGTGCCGCTGCCGCTGCGGGTGCCACTGCTGGCTTCGCGATCCACAAGATGATGGAACGAACCTTCGACAAGATCAACGAGTCGAAGGCGAAGCTGACCATCCGTGGCGAGGAAGGCATGGAGGGCGCGCTGCGCCGCCGCATCATCCGCGAGACCACCGAAGGCGTGCTGTCGCGTGAGAGCCTCAACGACATCCAGTCCAAGGCACGGAGCCACTTCAAGACGCAGGGTCTGGGTGGTGCCCGGCTCGAAGACGCCGTGACGAAGTTCCTGGAGAAAGGCGTGCAGGTCGCAGGCGAAGCGCGTTACATGTCCGAGATGAACCGCTCGGCCACCGGCTTCACCGAGCGCGAGAAGAAGCAGAACGACCAGAGCCTGCAAAGCCTGAAGGCCATCGAGCACGTCGCCACGGCGCAGAAGATTGCGACCGAGAAGATGGCGGAGGAGCAGCGCGAGGCACGCCGTCAGGGCCGCGACGTTGAGGGCGACATGAACCGTCAGATGATTCTGAACCGTGGCAAGTTCGGCTTCATGGACTACGTTAAATGGGCCTCCACGGGCCAGGGAACTCCTGCACAATGAGTGAACCACGCAAAGTCTCCAGCAACGGCCCGGACCAGTTCATCCGGCGCGAACGGACGTTCCCCTTCTGCGGTCGTCTCATTGCGCTCCCCACGAGCAGCGTGATGCGGCCCGCCGACAGCGACCTCAACCTGGACAACCAGGTCTCCATCGACTTCCCCGGAATGCCCGACAGCCTGGAGCTGGCCCGCTCGACGAACTACAACGTCCTGCCCAACTTCCTGCTGCCCGATGGCGTCCACCAGTACCGGCACACCGAGCCGCTCCAGATCCCGTTCAGCTTCCGGCTCCACTACCTCGACCTGGAGTTCTGCCCGCAGGGCGCGCTCACCCTGGTGAAGATGGCGGCGCGTCTCCACTCCTTCGTGCTGCCCATCAAGGTCGGTACCGGCGAGGTCGAGATCAGCGCCCAGGTGGAACCAGAGGCAGCTCCCTCCGGCCACGAGGCGTCCCAGGAGCGGCAGGCCGCGACGGCAGCGGGTTCGCTCGCGGTCGAGCAGACGGGCGGCGAGCAGGTGGTGGCACCTGTGACCTGCCGTCTCGAAATCTTCCTCTCCAGCAAGGACGGCATCGGCGTCTGCTGCAACGGCTACGTGCGCGACGTGAACGTGAAGCTCAACGGTCCCTGGCTGCGCGGCCCCGGCAGCGGCTACAACCTGCCCACCTCCGGTGACTTCTCCTTCACCTTCATCCACCGGCCTGGACACGGGAACAGCTTCAACTTCAAGGCGAGCCAGCCCGGCTCCCAGCTCGGCACCCAGCCGCAGGCGTACGCGGGCGTCGTGAAGGCCGGTCTCTACAACACGCGCAGTCTCGTGAAGGTGGCCAGCTACCGGGGCTTCTCCCAATAAGTCTTTTCCATTGACGGTCATCTGCTCGGTGTTACATTCCACGAATGTTTACGCCATCCGAGATGCTGGTCGTTGAAGAGGTGTTTGATAACCTCAACACCATGCTGGCCAACAGCGGCTGCACTGACATTCAGGTTCCAAACACCCCGGAGCATCACGCATTCATTCGCGGCGTCTTGGACACGCACGAAGACCCGGACATTGAGATGCCGACTGAACGCACCGCCCACCTGAACATGGAGGAGATTCTGAAGTACGTGCTGGCCCGGATAAAGCAGGCCAAGCCGTGAGCACGTCTCTCAAAATCTCCGGGCATCAGCGTCATGCCCTGCGCACCCTCGCTGACACCGAGACCGGCCCTACCCTGCACGTCCTGGATGCCCGCACGGTGAGTTCGCTCTTCCGCAGGCGGCTCATCAAGCACGGGCCGCATGGCACCCGCCTCCTGACCCGCAAAGGAAAAAGCTTCGTATGATCCTGAATCCCATCTACGCGATGCTGCACAACACTTCGACCGACCGCTGGCATCCCATCATCTTCGCCGAGCGACCGTTCCCAGGACCGCAGAATCAGGAAATGGCCGTGCGTCACAAGTCTTCCGGCCATCACACGGTCGGATACGACACTCGCGAGGAAGCTCTGAAATGGATTGAGGACAACCGGGTCAAGACACCCGGCTCCAGGCTGTGCGTGGAGAAGGCGTTCGCCTGGGACGGCAAAGACGTTCCAGCTATGACCGTTCTGTTCGCGGAGCAGAACGATGAACTCGTTCCAGCCATCGTATTATGAGTGAAAAGATCAAACCCCTCAAAACGCCGACCCTGGACCGGATGGTGGCCGTCAAGGAGCAGAGCCAGGCATGTGGCGAGTTCCTGGAATGGTTGATGACGGAGAAGAAGCTCACGCTCTGCACGAAGCACGTCCACTGCGCTGAGTGCTACACGATGGGGCTGACCAAGGAAGAGTTTCGCACGAAGTACCGGGTGGAGCGCCAGATGACTCCCGGCCTGGCCGCGATGTTCGGCATCGCCTCGAAGAAGGAACTGTCCAAGGGCCGGTTCAACGCTCCCCAGTGCGGTGCGGGCGAAAGCTTCGTCATGGCCTCGGTGAACATTGAAGGTCTGCTCCTCCAGTTTTTCAAGATCAACCCGGACAAGGCGGAGATGGAGCAGCGCGCCATGCTCGACAATCTGCGACGCATCAATACATGAGCCTTGGCTACAAAAGCAAACCGGATGGCGGACAGGGCGGCAAGCGCGGCCATTCCAACATGACGCACTGGGAGCACACGGAAAAGATCAAGAGCCACTCGAAGCGGCAGCGGCGAGTGGCCTCGAAGCGCCTCATACGCGAAAGCACCAAAGAATGAAGATCCGCAACAGCATGTGCATCCTCACGGATGACAAGACGGAGCACGACTTCCCTGAGCACGCCATCGAGATCCTCGGCGACCACGGCAAGGCGCTGTTCTCCGTCGTCCTGGATGATGACGGGTCGCTCCTCATCTCTGCTTCGACCTTCTGCAAGGTCAAGGGCGTCGTCCTGGAGGACAAGCTGCTGGTCGCAGGTGTGGCCTCGAACGTCATCCGCATCATCCGTCCGGTTTACACCAAGCAGCGGCGGAAGAAGAAATGATCGACACCGAGATCAGGTTCAAGAAGTCCGACCGGGATGAGCTGGACCGCTATTTCAAGTTGGTGATGGAAGTGGCGAAGAAGGCCGGTTTCTCCCGCGACAGCCTCTTCACCTCGCTGGAGCACTTCGTCCACGCCCACGGGAAGCGGTTTCACAGACGTGTCTCCCACGCATCCACTCCGAACCGCCAGTGCTACAAAAACGCCACCTGGATGGCCATCACGAACCGCAATCTCATCTACTGCGAGGGCTACGCGCTGAACCTGATTCCAGTGCTGCACGCCTGGTGCATGGACGAGTCCGGCGCGGTCGTGGACCCCACCTGGGGCGTGGGCCGGGCTTACATGGGCGTGGCCTTCAAAACGTCCTTCGTCCAGCAGCAGATGCAGGTCACCAAGACTTACGGCCTGCTGGAGTGGCCGGGCATGACCTACATCCTCAAGGCCAAGGAGAGCGACTGGAAGGCCGACGTATGATCATCCACTTCGTCCAGTTCGGGCACCTGGCCTGCATGTCCCTGCCGATGCCGCCCGCCAAGTGGGATGATGGTCACAAGTGGTCGTCAGACTGGGATGAGGTGACCTGCCCGAAGTGCCGCGAAGGGAAGGTGCCAATTGATACCTTCACCCTGGCCGTGGATGGGAAGTCCATCACCTGCAAACGCTGCAAGCGCACCAGCTACAGCGCCGAGGATGTGAAACGCCGGTACTGCGGGTTCTGTCACGTCCATCACGACGACCTCTGGCCACCCTGCCGGGCCTGGTGGATCACCTCGTTGCCTTCCTAAAGCTTCTCCAGGGCAGCACCGATAGGTAGGTTGTGACTGCTCGACAACTCATCGAAGACGCTGGTGGCGTCGTCCCCGCGTGCGCCTACTGTGACAAGGAGCACGGAGCCACGTATCCGCCCGGCACCAAGGTCACTCACGGCGCGTGCCGCAGGCACACCAAACAGTTGCTCATGGACCTCGACATGACAGAGGAAGAGGCAAACGCCAGGATCGCCCACATTGATGCCACGACCGGATTCAAGGTGGAAGGACGGCCTCCGATTGCAGGCCATCGCCCGTCGAGCATGGTCCACCACGCGACTGGAGCCGTCCCCACCGACCAGGCAAAGCTCGGCTTCTAAGCCTTGATCGCGGCCAGGACTTTATCCCGCGCCTCAATCGTCTTGTAGTGCCACGTCCCCGCGATGTTCAGCGGAGCGTATTTCTTCTGCGTCGGGTGCCTGGGCAGCTTGATCTCAATCACCGGCAGGGCTGTTGTCTCTCCTGATTCCGTGTCGATGACGATCTTGGCCCCCGCTCGGAGCTTCGCTCCGTGGGACTTCAGCTTCGCTTTGATCTTTTCGTAATCCGGTTTCACTTTTGGCATAGGTCAGGTCTCTCGCGAGGAGTTCGTTGAATGTTTTCGGCGCTGGACATGCGCGCCACGACTTGCACTTCGTTCGTTTGAACGGAAAGCTGCGCAGGTTGTCGGCACCTGCGGTCCCCAGACACTCCCACCACCAAATGTGCGGCATCTCCCAAGACTCCGTAGCCTTGTGGAGATTCGCACAGGTGTGGCAGGAATTAGTTGGTGATTTGTCCGACTGGGACATTCTGGAGGAACCCTTCAGAGGAGCCACTGAGGTCGATGCGGCCACCATCGAGAATCTGCTGCGCGTCCACGATGAGCGCGTAGTTGATGATCAGGATGGACTCCGGCTTGTCGTTCCAGAAGTCCAGCGGGTTCGGGTCGTCGTGAATCGGCTGGTCGATGGTCACACCTGCGGCGATCTCGACCTGCTGCACGTTGACGTGGTTGATGGCCGCGCTGTAGCTCTGCACGTTCTGCTTCCCGGCCAGGCGGCTGGTGTGAACACCCTTCAGGCTGTTGGGCGCGCTCTTTTGCAGGTTGCGGAACGCGTCCGAACCTTTCGACGCACTGGCGATGGGTTCGCCCACCGAGCAACTGTAGATGGCGGCTGTCGGCCCGCCGATACCCTTGGACGTGCTCAGGGAGTCCATTGACACACTGCCATAGAGTTCCTCGTCGCCACCGCAGTAGTTGAACTTCGCACCACCTCCGCCGAAGCTGCGCACGAATGACGTGGGCGGTTCGGGCCGGGCGTTCTTGGAGAGGAAGCAGGAGATGCCCAGGGCGAACACGCGGTTCTCGCCGATGATGGCGTTGGCCACGCCGCGCTCCTTCTGCTTGGTGAACACATACTGGCGGATGATGCCGTCCGCTGCGCGGAACCCGTCGATCCAGAGCGCGCCGTTTGGGGTGCCGGTCGAGCAGAGATAGTTCTGCTTCGGCCACTTGAAGTTGCACTCCGCGCAGAAGCGGTTCGGGCCAAACTCCTTTTTGTGCTTCGGACACTGCTCGACGTATTGCTCAAGCTGCGCGTCCTCGCAGGCCATGCCGGTGATGGCGTTGACGCCCTGGATGCTGATGACCATCGCGACATGCTGCGGGGTGCGGACCAGCGTGTCGTTGAAATCCAGCCAGAGGCCGGTGCCTTCATCGACGCCGACAAAGTAGCTGGCCTGGCTGCCTTTGCTGCGCAGCCAGCTCTTTGGGCACGCGGGATATTCGTCCACCAGGAAGCCGCCTCTTGGTGCGTAGGGTGGCAGCCCTGCGTTGTTGGACGTGCTGGCCGGTGGCGTGTTGACGCCACAGGACAGTGGACCTGAGCGCATCTTGTAGGCGTTCGAGTTTCGTTGAGCGTGAAATGGAGAAGACATGGTGATTGAGAGTAGTTCGGCGCGGCTGGTGGTGAGCAGCCGCGCCGAGGTTGGTTAATACTTGCGATGACCAAACGGTGCATTCGGCTTGGCCGACGTGCGCGTGATCTTCAGGGAGGGCAGGGTGTCTGCCGTCTTGCGGGTGCGGAACTCCAGCGCCGCTTCAGGATACGCCTCCTTCAACTGCTTCATGTCGGCGGCGCGCTCCATGAGACGAATGACGGCCTCGCGGTCGCCCACGTTGATCTCGTTGCGTTCCACGATGACCCGGATGAACTGCCGTGCTTCGCGGCTGATGCTCGTCCAGTTCCGGTGGTTCTTCGTGCTGCGGCCACCACGCAGGGGCACATGCTCGTAGAGCGGGTCTTCCTCCAGCACGATGTCAGGCAGCACGCCGACCGGCACCAGAGTGACCAGTTCACCGTCCACCATGATGGCGTCTTGCGCTGGCAGCCCTTGCTCCAGGTCAGCCGCGTAACCGATGGTCTCGGTGACAGCCACCTTGCTGTCCTGGTTGAACGCGATCACAGGTTTGTCTCCAAACCGCTTCTTGAGCGCGAGGGTCACGGCGTCACTAGGCTGGTCCGGCAGATACATGGACAGCAGCACGGACAGGTTGGCGTCTTCGAGCCTCACCTTGAAGCCGAGTTCGCGCAGTTGCAGGGTGCGAGGATCAACGCCTGGGCGGTCCTCCGATTTCTTGCTGCCCTTGGCGAACTTGAAGGCCAGGCGCAGCTTGATGAGCGGCACAGTGTCGATGGTCTTTCCTTCAGTGGACGAAGGCATCGGCGGGTTGAACGCGTCGCGGAAGTCACCGAACTTGGTCACGTCGTCATCGTCCAGCATCTCCAGCCCGGTCGCAGGCTCATAGCCGAGATCGGTCAGGACTTTTAAGACGTGATCGGAGGTGGTGCCAAGTGCGTTGGCGATGTTCTGCACGCGGGATTCCCAGGAGTCGGCCTGGGCCGTTGAGGCGGTTGCTTCATTCATACAGTCGGTCTTTCGTTTTCTCTCGACGATTCACGCTCGTCGGTGGCGTTGCTGGCATGACCAGCGTCAACACTAAAGAACCGGACTGAAATCGGAGTCAACCCTTTTTCTTCAGCGGCTCCTTTTTCACCTTCGCCCACTCCGCTCCGCAGAACGGACAGAAGGCGGCGCTGATGAACGGACCTGCTTTGGTGGTGCCATTTTTCTTCGTGTCCACCATCTCAGTGGCAACCGCAAAGCTCACCTCCAGGTCCAGCTCTGCGTCGTTCACGCCGTAGATGCGTTTCAATCGGAACGGCTTTCCAGCCTCCTTCAATTTTTCGTCGATCACCGTTAAACAATTACACATTCATCGCCCTTCGTGCTTCGTCCCACGCCGCGTCTGTCGGCTCGGCGATGACGCCCCAGCGGTGGAACAGTTGGAGTTGAAAGTCTCTCGCGCCCCGGCACAGGTGCGTGTCCTTCTTGCCGTACTTCGCGCCCGTGCTGTGGCAGGTCTGATTGATGCCCTGGAGCGTCCGTCCAATCACGGCTTCCCGGACCTCCTCGCAGCCACCGTCTTTGAACGGGCAGGTGCCGCACTGCTTCGGCACCACGTCCATCTCGCTACAGTCGTTTAACTTCATCAGGGATCTGTGCTTTTAGTTTCGACCACTTGGCCTTCTCGGACGCGGCAAACAGCTCAGGCGTCATGTCCTTCTCGTGGCGGGCCACGTCGTTGGCATAATCCCAGACCCATACGATCTTGGTCCCGTCATCGCCCGTGGCCGTCATCCGTCCGTAGAGTTTGCAGAGTCGCTGTAATCCAGTCATGCCATGTCCTTAATCCCTCAGTCAACAATATAGTTGACGGTCATCTGTCGAGTGCTACTTGTTTACTACCGCACACGTCGAGTAGCTAGAACTGAAGCCCATTCTGTTCTGTTGACCATGCTACCAGCGCGCACGTCAAAAGTTGAAGGATACCCTGTCACGGTGTCGCTCCTGCTTGTCCTCGCGGTCGCGCTGTGCATCGTCGAATGGAGAAGGAACTCAGCCATCAAGCCGCAGATGTCACCACCTGCACTGACGAACCCGCCAGTGATGATCAGGCCCGGTGTATGAACAATACAGTTGACACCCATATTTCGGCGTGTAAAGTAAAGTGCGTATAAAGTAAAGCGCGTAAAGTAACGCACATAAACCCAAGTAAAAACCATCCCATGAAGACAGCATTAAATGTAACATTCGGACTAATCATCGGACTCACCGCGTCGTGGCTCATCGCCCGCGAAAACGGCATCAACTGGACTACAGCATTCATCTGCCTTGGCGGTGCCATCGCCATGTTTGTTCTGTGGGCCATCATCCGCTCATCGAAAGGCCGGAAGGCTGCAAGCAAGGTCATCGGGTGCGTGCTGGTCTCCAGCACGGCAGTGACGCCTGTGCTTCTCATTGCTGACGAGGGCGACACCTACGCGGGCTATACCGGCTCGTCGTGCTACTGCCTCGAACCTGGCGGTGGCGACGACCTCACTGCGGCGAGCGCGGGCGCACCCGAACCGGAAGTGCAGAACGCCGTGATCCTGCACTTCGTCGTCGATGTCCCCAACGGCCCCATTCCGCTGGCCAACGACGCCACGCCGCGCATCGTGTCCGTGAGGCGCGCTGACCCCAGCAAGCTGGTAAGCTGGGCGGAGATTGCCTCGACCTTCGCTGGAGAAGGAATCGACCTCAACGCACAGAACACCACGCAATACGCGAAGAATGGACGGCGAGCAGACCCATCCGAAGTGCCGTTCATTCTCAATCAGAGCATGACCGAGAAGTTCGTCTATCAACCGGATAAGGAACAATACAAGGTGATCGTCGAAACCACGTCCGAACTTGCCGGTGAGTTCACGGCTTGGAGCGCGGTCTCTCGCTTCTCCATCCCTGCAAACACGATGATTCAGTATCAGGATACGCCGGACGGCATCTCAGCGTTCTACCGTGTTCGCCTCGACACTCAACCGGCTGGCGAAGTGCAAGCCTCAGCAGGTGCCCTCGCCATTGGCTGTGGGCTTGGGCTGCTGGCTGGCGCTGCGTACGTCTGCGTGATGACCGTCCGAGCCTGTGCCAAAAACAAGAAGAAGTTCGAGGACATGAAGACGAACTCGGCTCCTTCACAGATTCAGTTCAACCTGGCCCCGGCCCATTGAGCTTCCCTAAACAACACACCAAGCCATGCTCCGACTGCCCCTGGCGTCGAAAGGCAGTTCGGGGCTGGCTTGGACGTATGTCCAAAGAGGAGTGGATTGCAGCGACGCACGCTGAGTCAGTCATCGAGTGCCACACCAAGGACGGTCACCAGTGCGCTGGCGCTGCCACCTACCGGGCCAACGTCTCAAAGACCCCTCGCTACCCGGAGATCCTCATCCTGCCGAAAGACAAGACGGCAGTGTTCGCGATGCCGCAGGAGTTCCTCGACTACCACGAGGACTCAGCCACCACGGTGCCGTAGCCCATCAGATTCGGAGTCCCAGGGCGGCAGCTCTCCTCTTCGCAGCTCCTTCCAGTAGTCATTCGTCTTGCGCCCCTCTGGCACGTTGTCCATGCGCTGCTGGAGGCTAAGGTCGAACTCCTCCGCTGCATCCATCACGTCCTGGAGCGTCCCCACGAACCCGTCATCCTCCAGCAGCGTGCAGAAGATCGTGTTGCCACGGCGCTCGACCACGTTCAGGAAATTGCACTTGGCCAGGCACCCTTCGAGCTGCTTCTGGGTGCCAGTAATCAGGAGGCGATGAATCATTGCAGGACCGTAAACAGTTCGCTAAGGTCGTCAACACTAATGTTGACAAAGCGACGGTCGTCAACTATATTGTTTAACGATGAAGAGCACAAACTGGTTTGAAGTGGATCGAAAAGGGCTGGCCAAGCTCCTGTCCCGGCGCGGCAAAGAATTCATTCTGTACGAGCTGGTCTCGAACAGTTGGGATGAGCCTGGCGTGACCCGCGTGGACGTGACCGTGAAGCAGGTTCACGCGAACGTGGTGGAGATTACCGTGGAGGACGACGCGCCGCTGGGCTTCAGCAGCCTGGCCAACGCCTTCACCCTGTTCGCCGAGAGCGGCAAGAAGAGCAACGCCACGCAGCGTGGACGCTTCAACCTGGGTGAGAAGCTGGTGCTCGCGGCCAGTGAGCACGTCTGCATCTCCACCACCAAGGGCACGCTCTACTTCGACTCGGAAGGCCGGAGGGCGAGCAAGAACAAGCGGGAGACCGGCAGCAAGATCAGTTGCTGGGTCAAGGTGACCGAGCAGGAGTATCGCGACATGCTGGCCAAGGCCAACCTGCTCCTCCAGCACGAGAACATCGTGACCATCATCAACGGTGAACCTCTGGCTCCGCGCATCGCCATTGGCGCGACGATGGCCACGCTTCAAACGGAGATCGCCGATGCCGATGGATTTCTGCGCCGGTCCAATCGAACGACCACCATCGAAGCCTACCGGGTGCGCGACGGTGAGACGGCCATGATTTACGAGCTGGGCGTGCCGGTGTCTCCAACTGGTGACAAATGGCACTACAACATCAAGCAGAAGGTGCCGCTGGCCCTGGACCGTGCCGACATCCCTGCGGCGTTCGTGAAGGCCGTCCGCGTGGCCGTCTTCAGCATCCTGCACGACAAGCTCACCCCGGAGGACGCCAACGCCGAATGGATCGAGGTCGCGGCCAACGACCCGCACTGCGACCAGGCCGCGATGAAGACCTACATGGAGCTGCGCTTCGGCGGAAAGCGCGTGAGCTATGACGCGTCCGACCCAGAGGCCAACAAGATTGCCACCAGCCAAGGCTACACCGTGGTGACCGGCTCCATGATGGGCAAGACGGCCTGGGCCAATGCCAGGGAGGCCGAGGCCATCAAGCCTGCGGGCAAGGTGACGCCCAGCGCGAGAGTCTGGAGCGGTGAGGACGACCCGAACGCCCCAGCCTTCACCGACTGGATTCCTGAGTCCAGGTGGACCGAAGGCATGAGAGACATCGAAGGCTTTGCCCGGACGATGGCGATGAAGGTTCTGAACAAGGACATCGAGGTGAAGTTCTGTTCCACGCACCACCACAAGGCTGCTGCATCCTACGGCCCGTCCTGCGGGCTGGTCTTCAACAAGCTCAAGCTGGGCAACGCCTGGTTCGAGCGCGGCATCAACCAGCAGGTCGTCGCGCTGCTCATCCACGAATTCGGACATGAGTATTCTTCGGACCATCTCAGCGAGGAGTATTACGAAGCTCTTTGCACCATCGGTGCGAAGATGTTCGACCTCGGAAAGCGCCAAGTCCTATGACCTTCAGCCGCATCAGCGACTACTTTGTCTCCGAGCGCGAGCGTGTCCTGGAGAAGCTGCCGCGCATCCAGCCTCTGGTGGAACCCAAGCGCATTCAGACGCCTGCCGGTTACGACTCAGCTCACGGCATTGGCCCGGCCACCTACCTGATGAGCCAGCAGTATCGGCTGACCCGTCGAGAAGGTGGGCAGCCACTGGAGCTGGCCGGAGTCGCCATCGCCTACGAGATGGTGAGATACCAGATGCCTGTCTTCTACGTCTCCGAGGCGCTGGCCCGTGCTGCTGCCGCCACGAAGCTTCCTTCCGACTTCCTGATGAGCGAGATGCGCTGGCCGATGCTGGCGCTCGTGCTGGGCTTCCCAACGAAGTTCATGCGCGAATACGCCGACCTGGACAGCAGCTACGTCTGGTGTTCCAGCCTGGAAGCCAAGGGCTACCCGGCTCCCAACGGCATCGTCGGCCCCATCATCGAACCCGCCTTCGCCAAGGTGTCGCTGCAATACTACCAGCTCCATCAGGAGAGCGGTCAGCCAGAGATATTCGTCGGGTCGTTCCCAATTCACGAGCAGGTCAATGACGTGGTGCGGCGCTACAGCTACACGGACCATACGGAGGCCAAGGACGTGGACGTGCTCAAGGAGCGCCTGCACATGGTCGCCAGTCTCGTCTTCAAGGTGCTGCTCATCCTGAGCGCCCGCGAAGGACTGATCAGGATGGGAGAGTGTGTACGGCCGCGCAGCGAGAAGAAGGGCAAGGTGCGTGAGGCGCTTTGGGCACCAAACTTCATCGGCGTCGGCTATCGGACGATGCGCCAGGGCGCGACCGGCGAAGGCACGTCCGTCTCAACGCACTGGCGTCGTGGCCACATGACCTGGCAGGTAACTGGCAGCCGGGAGGACTTTGTGCCTGTGTCCTCCCTGCCGCGTGACGAGGAGGGCGGCATCAGGTGGACCGAGGTATCAGATGATACCAAGGACAAGTTCATGCGGTCGCACCGCCGCATCTGGATTGACCCCGTTCTGGTTGGAAGTTTATGAGCAAGCCGGAGAACATCGTGGTCACCTTGACTGAGCTTGAAGCCCGGATGCTTCAGCAGGTGGTCGGAAATGGCTGGGCTGATGGAGACTTCGCCCAATGGATTGGTGACGAGCAGCAGACGCGGGCCTGCAAGCGGGCGATGAAGAAGCTGAACAAGGCCGTTGAGGAGCACCAAGCATGAGCCTGCGCATTGAGACCTACGAGCGGGACGACCGGGCCAAGACTGGCCGCTGGAAGTCCTACCGGCACCGTGACGGCACCAAGGCCGTGGCCGAGTTCAACACCATCGGTCGGGCCAGGCGCTTTGCGACACGGCACTGCCTGGGCAGCGTCTATGGCCGGGCGCAGATTGTGAACAATGAGACGGGAGAGGTAACTGAGCTATGAACCTGATAAGATTCAAACACCCACGCAGCGGCGAGCTGGTCTGCATCGACGAAGCTGACCTTGGGTCCGGGCGAGACTTGATCGCGCTCTACGACGCCGATGGGACGAAACGGTCCCGTGCCCAAGCCTGGCTGGGCAACGGAAAGGCAAGTGACATCGGTCGGGAAGAGGCCAAGGCGGCGATCAAAGACCCGAAGCCTATGGGGTGAACACCCCATTGTCGGTGTCAGTCGGGAGGTCAGGATGGTAACTGTTGTTTAAGCCGTTAATCCCAGTACCTCCTTTCTAGGAGCCACCATCCTGTTACCATGAAGACACCGCATCCCGACACCGAGACCCATTCGCAGCGCGAAGCCCGCTTGAAGCGCGAAGCTGCCGACACCGAAACTCCGTCACAGCGCGAAGCCCGCTTGAAGCGTGAGTCCAACGAAGCCGAAAACCTGCGTGAGCGCCGTGAGGCCATTGACCCCGACGAGAAGCGCCCCAAGGGTGAAAGCCTCTCCAGCATCCACGGAGAAGTTCTGGCGTTGCAGAAGGCGTTGCAGAAGGAAGCCGCTTCGCTCCCTGAAGTCTGCTGGAAGCACCTGCGCCACATCGAAAACCTGACCAGTGGAAACTCCGTGCGGCTGCGCTCCGCCATCGCCGCCGAGCTGCGTGAGTTCCGGTTCCAACTGGCCGACGCGAAGATCCCCAAGTCCCAGCCTCACCTGACCCGCCTGGACTCACTGATCAGCCCGGAGACACCCAAGGCCCGCCAGGACCGCCTGGACGCCGAGGCTTTGAACTATCCCGACGAAACGGCTGCACAGCGCAAGGAACGTGAAGCGAAGGCCGAGAAGATTGTGCGGCTGCACGACGACGAGGACGACAGGCAGGCGGAAGCCGTGTGATTTAGCCCGACAAGGGCATAACTAAGACAACCCTGAGCTAAGTTCTAGCTCAGGGCCATTTCTACAGTTCAGGAGTCCACAAGGAGTCATCCTCAGTGACCTGGTAGCCCAGCGCCGCCACAGCCTTCAGACAGTCCTCCCACATCTCCTTGGCCGCAGGCTTGCCGTTGCGCAGCACGTAGGACGGGTGCCAGGTGATGATGGCCGGAGTCTTCCCCAGCATCAGCGTCTGGCCACGGATCTGGGTGATTTTGCTCTCCACGTCGAAGAGCGCATCCAGGGCGGTCGCGCCCATCACAAGCAGGAGCTTGGGCTGGATGATTCCAATCTGCCGCTGGAGGAAAGGCAGGCACTCCTCAATCTCAAGCCGGTGCGGCTTGCGGTTTTCCGGTGGACGGCACTTGATGACGTTGGCGATGTACACCTCGCTCCGGCGAAAGCCCATCTTGTTGATGTATTGCGTGAGGAGCTTCCCAGCCCGGCCAATGAACGGACGGCCCTCGTTGTCCTCCTGCTCGCCCGGAGCCTCGCCCACGAACATGAGCTGCGCGTTGGGATCGCCTTCGCCGAAGACCACGTTGGTGCGCGTCTCAGCCAGGGCGCAGCGGGCACAGACAGAGGACTCGCTGCGGATGCGCTCCAGGCGGGCTGCCTTCTCGTCGGTCATCGTTTGCTGGTGAATGTCTTGCTGATGAAGTTGTGGACTTTGCCGACCGGACGCCCGGTCTCGTTGATCTTCACCGTCCCGCAAGGGCAGGAGTAGTAGAGCTTGGCCCGGTCCCAGAGCAATGCTTTTGCTCCGCAGCAGGCGGTTGGATTCTTCAGGTCTTTTGGCTTCAGCTTGCTCTCGCTCATTTGGGTTTCTCCACTTTAGGGGTTGGTCTGCACGGACAGCTTTCGGCGTGAGCCAGCGCGCCACCACCGTCGCCTGTGAAGGTGATGAGGATGTAGTCGTGATTCTCGAACGCAAATTTCTGGGCGGTGGCCAGGGTGGAGCCGGTGGCATTCTCGATGGTGGTCCTCTCCGAAGCCAGCGTGCTCGGCTGCTGCGATGTGCAGCCCTCCTTGGCTCCAATGCAGACGACGAACAGCACGGCCAGGAACACCATCCGCCATGTGACCGACTGCCAGGTAATCGTCTTCATCGCTTTTCAATTTCTCCCTGTTGCATCACCCAGGCCAGGCCCAGCACATAGCGGTCACTGACCATCTGGCCGTTGAGCAGCCGCTCCAGGGTCTCACCGCAGATCACGGAAAGCCGACCATTGTCCGCCAGGGACATGGAGGCAAACGCCTCGCGCCAGGTCATCAGGGTTTCCGGCGACTGACGTGCTATCCAGTCTTTCGCCGCGTAAGCTGCTGGATGGGGTTCACTGCCGATCAGCGTCCCAGGTGTTGGTGTATCGCTCATGGGGTTAAGAACTCAGGCAGACGTGGACATGGACACGACATGCAGCCAGCAGGGCTGAGGCAGCTTGGCGATCTGGTGATGGTCGCCCTTGATCTCAAAGAAGTCGGGAATCTTGTCTGAAATCTTGCCGATGGTCTCCAGCCACTCCCGCGTCCGTTTGACCGCCGTGCCCTCGTCACTGTTGAACGCGGCGAAGTTCCAGTTTCGGATGTCCTTCGGATCATCCATCGCCGGGCCGTGGTAGTGGCGAAAGCGATACTTCATGTACCAGCGCGTGGGCGTGGCCAGCTTGCGGTAGAGCAGGACGGTGAGGTTGCCGCCCTTGCCGAGCATGGAGTCCTTGGCCGGAATGGCGATGAAGCCCATGATCGAGAAGTAGTACCCCTCCACAAAGGCGAACCCAGGCGTCGCCTCCTTCTGTTCCTCTTCGTTCATCGACCCGAAGCTGTCACAATCGGAATATAGTCGTCAACCTTTTTGTCCATCTCGGACGCCACGGCGATCCCCTGCATGTTGATCAACAGCCTGGTGGCAGTGTGGAAGAAGGCTTGAGAGTATCCAGCAGTCTCCAGCTTGGTCTTGATCTCCTGGAAGGCAGCCGGACTGAGTTCAAGGATGGCGTAGGTGGTCGTTTGTTCGTTCACACCCTGGAGAACTCATTGAAGGTCGCGCAGGAAAGTTTGAATCGCCGCGTCGGGAGAAACACCTTGGCGGGCCGAGTGGTAGCCAGCCTTCCAGGCACGCCTGAAGACCTCGTTGTCGAACGCCGGGCAGTCCGCAATCGACTTGCGCAGCCGGTAGGCCCGCTGGCCGTCGTTGAGGAACTCCTGGATGTCCGCCGTGCTGATGTTTTCAGTGAGCACGTTTACGATGGTTTCTGGGCGCATAGGTCGGTCAACAGTATAGTTTACAGTGCCTGCTTGATCAAGGCTTGGACCACTCGTCCGTGAACTCCTTCTTGGTGTCACCGTTGTCCATCCAGTCGAGGAGGTCGTCCACGCGGACCTCGATCACCGACTTGCGCAGCTTTGGACCGAGGCCGTCATTGAAGGCGGCGTCGTAGGCGTTGATGGCGCTCTGCTCGTCCTGGAAGCCACACATGACCTTGTGCTCGTCGAACGTGTCGCTGTCCTTCTTGCGCTGGTTCACCACGAACACGAGGTCGGACTCCGGGGTGTCGCCCATGTAAACGTCCAGCGGATCTTTGTCCTTGCTGTGGACGCCGACGAACTCGCCGTAGTGCGCGGGCATGGTCACGGACCACTCGTTGCCGTCCTTGTCCTGGCCGGAGCGCGTGGAGCCTTTGGGATTCTCGATGGCGATGGTCAGGCCGTTCCAGGTGAACTCGCCCTTGTCGTAGTCATCATTCTCCTTCTCCTCATCGGTCGGCGTTACGTCGGTATCCTCAATCGCCTGCTCGATGTCGGCTTCGAGATCGTCCAGGAGCAGGCCCATGACCTGGACCGGGTGGAGGCGTTGTTCAATAAGCTGGCGCGGTGTCATACCGTTCTAGCTACCATGAAACCGACGAGTCAACGGGCGTACACGCAAGTTATGGCCAGCGGCCTGGTCACCGGCCTGCGCTGGAAGGTCTATCAGACGCTCCACTACGCCCCGGCGCTCACCGCCAACGAAGTCGCACAAAACCCTGTCTTCCGTGGCCACCAGCTCGACAGCATCCGCCCACGCTTCGCCGAGCTGGAGAGCCTGGGTGTCATCCGTTCCAGCGGCAGTCGCGAATGCTCGGTGACGAGGATGACTGCGCTGCTCTGGGAGACGACGGACTACGTGCCGACCAAGGCCGACGTGAAGCCAAAGACGCGCACCTTCTGGCTGGTGAAGGCTCCGGGGAAGATCGGAAAGGTGTTCGAGCACGAGGAGAATGCAGCCAAGGCAATGAAGGACGGAGCAGAGCTGATCGAGGTGCGGGAGGTGGTGCGGAAGACGAAGTGAACAATACTGTTGACCGCCATGTTGGTATTATCGCAAACGAGACATAAAAGCAGTTCTCCTATGCCATGACCGACTGTGTTGAGAAAACCAGCTTCAGGATTGAGACGGAGTATCGGACAGGCTGGAATAAGCTGGAGAACTTCGCACCTCGAAAGCCGGGAGGAGCCTACACGCTTCTTCAGTGGCAGGACGAAGCTCGCATCAAGCTTGAGCACGCACACTGGTGGCTGGTGGACGCACCGCCCGGCGCGGGCAAGTCATGCCTGATCTGCTGCCTGGCTGCCATCAGCCTCAATCTAAACCCAAAGCTGCGCGCCATCATCGCGGTTCCGCAGAACCTCATCGGAAGCAGTTTCGGGCCTAAGCGGCTTAACGTGCCGGGCGTTGGCGTTGTCGCCTGGGGAACGAATCACGACCTTTGCGGCAAGGGCACAAATAAAGCCGATGCCTTACTGAACTTCCTTCAGAAGCCGCGACGAAACATGCTGGAGGACCGGGTGCTCGTCTGCACGCACTCCACCCTGGTTGCCGCGTTTAAGGCGTGCAGAGAGGCGTTCAAGGACGTAACGCTCGTGGTCGATGAGGCTCACCACGTTGCCTACGGGGAGACCGCCGAAGAGCGTGAAGTGGTGAACGGAGTCGGCACGGTCATTCAATGGGCCATGAGCAGGCCGGACATCCAGATTGGCCTCACCACTGCGACGTTCTGGAGAGGCGACAGGTTTCCGATCATACCAAAGAAGCACCTCGACCGCTTCAAGAGATACAACCTGTCCCACCCAGACTATCTCGCGTGCTGCAAGCACCTGAGAAGCATCGGCTACGACTTCATCCTCTACCGCAGAACCTACTACGAGGCGCTGTGCGGACTGCTCGACAGATACCACACCAGCAAGCTGATCATCTACATCCCGCCTGTTGGCAGCCACTGCTCACTGGGCAGCAAGGAAATCGACGTGACTGCGGTCATCAAGGCCATCGCTGGAACTGAAAAGCCGGTGGTGCGAGACCGCAGCAGGGCTGTCATGCGCGTCATGCGCGGCGATGTTGAACTCAGAGTAATCAATCTAGTTGACGAGGATCTGCGAGACGAGAAGAAGAAAGCAATCGAGGAGGCACACAGTCACGTCAACAGCCAAACGCTGGACGTGGTGATCGCGCTGAATATGTTTCGCGAGGGCGGCAACTGGATGTGGGCTGACCGGGAGATTATCATCGGCCCGCGAAACTCACTGACGGACATGGTTCAAACGGTCGGCAGAGTCCTTCGCGACGCCAAAGGAAAGCCACACGCACAGATTCATCATGTGCTGCCAACTGGGCCTCTCACGTCTGATGACCGCACGAAACAAAATCTAAACGACTACGTAACCTCGCTGTTCGCGTCGATGATCATGGGGGATATGTTCAACCCGGTGCGGCTGAGCACGCCGGTCATCTCAGTTCCAGAGGGGGTTGCACTCACACCTGAGCGTACAAGCCCTGCACTACGACTATTTTCCGATGCTTACGAGGCACTCAGTTTTTGCCACAGCGTCTGGTGTGAGATGCGGCTAGACGACCGCAACGCACTTGGCACTGATGCACGGCCAGAGCTTGAGAAAGCTGTCACTGAAGTAATGCGACAACTTGGAAAGACTGAATTTAGAGACGAGATTGTAGCATACCTCTGGAAACTTCTGACGACACAGACGTTGCAGGCGTCTAGGCTGAACGTGACTGATATTGGTTTCAAGATGCTACATGATCATCCGTTCGGTTTCATGCTTGGTTACACCAGCGGAGTGTTTGGAATAGACCGATGGAGGCAGCTCAAGGAGGCACTGGTGTCTCGTGAATCATGGACAAAAGAGAAGGTGATTGCCAGCGCCAAGCCGTTCAAGAATATAAGTCGCTGGGCGGGCGCGCACCCGTGTGCTTACAACGCCGCTTTGGCCAACAATTGGCATGAGGAGGCGACAGCCCACATGACTAGAATGCTTCAGTCATGGACAAAAGAGAAGGTGATTGCCAGCGCCAAGCCGTTCAAAACCAAGAAGGAATGGAGGAAGCATTGTAGCAGCGCGTTCGATGCGGCCAGGCATAATGAATGGTATTTCGAGGCAACAGCACACATGCGCAATGTTGTTCATTACTGGACTAAAGAAGAAGTCGTTGCCTCTGCCAAAAGGCACAGCGTTCTCAGTCGCTGGATCGATGTAGATTTTGGAGCTTATAGGGCAGCAAGACGCCACAAGTGGTTGATAGAGGCGACAGCCCACATGACCCGGCTACGAGGTCAATGGACAAAAGAGAAGGTGATTGCCAGCGCCAAGCCGTTCAAAATCAGGAGATGCTGGGCTGCAAGGAATGGATCAGCCTATCAGGCAGCTAGACGAGAAGGGTGGTTGGAAGAGGCGACAGCCCACATGCGAAAGAGAAAGGAACAGTGGACGAAGGAGAGAGTGATTGCCAGCGCCAAGCTGTTCAAGTCCTTATCTACATGGGAGCAGTCGTACCCAGGCGCTCGTAACGCATCAAGACGCCACGGATGGACTGAGGAGGCGACAGCCCACATGACTAGAATGCTTCAGTCATGGACAAAAGAGAAGGTGATTGCCAGCGCCAAGCCGTTCAAAACCAAGAAGCCTTGGATCAAAAGATACTCAGGGGCGTGTCAGGCAGCTAGACGAGAAGGGTGGTTGGAAGAGGCGACAGCCCACATGGATAAAACAGAGAGATGGACAAAGGAGCGTGTGGTTGTCCGCGCCAAACATTTTAAGTCCATGTCACCTTGGATTAAAAAATACCCTGGAGCTTACGAAGCGGCAAAAAAGGCGGGGTGGCTGGCAGAGGCGACAGCCCACATGGAGAAACGCAAAAATAATGCGCAGCTACGTTGACACCAAGAAGTCGAAGGCCCGCTACAAGACGGTGGTGATGCCGTGCTGGAACCGTTTGCAGGCACTTTCAATTCCTGCGGACAGGCAGTACTGGACGCTGTGCGCCGAGAACTACGACGAGGACTTCAACCTGCTCGACTCCTGCGAGCTTCATCAGATGCTCTCGCTGGGCCTCCTGAAGTCTGCCGACCAGTTCCACGGTGTTGACCGCAACGAGACGATAATCGCAGGCAACCGCAGGGCCGTCCCGGAGGCACACTGGCACTGCGAGGATCTGTATCAGGCGATGGTGAACGCGAGCGTGGCTGGCAACTTCCGGCCCGCCGTCGTCAACTACGACTCGCTCGATATGCCAGAGTCAGCCTGCGCCTACCTGCCCAGGTTGATGTCTCTCCTATCCGACCACAGCTCGGTGGTTCTCGTCGCGAACATCATCCTGAAGACTCGCTACCATAAGTCGTCCATCAGGGAGATCGGGGATCGGCTGAGCAAGAGCCGTCACTTTCAGCAGGTGTTCGACAACGGCTGGCAGTTCGACGAGAAGGCTTACCAGTATTCAGGGACGGGCAAGCGCGGCACCTGGATGGGGTCACTGGTCTTCCACCGGCCTTGAATCACTCCACCACGACCGTCGAGACATCCGGCATGAGCGACCTGGCCAGGCTCACCATGCCATCACGGCAGCGCAGGACCGTCCAGAGCGTGCCGGTCACGTCCACGACGGTAGAGCCAGCCTGGACGCGCTCGCGAGGTGCCTTGCCGTTGGCGTAGGCCATCCCGTGCTTGTCGCGCCAGGATTCCACTACGTCAGTTACGGTCAGCATAAAAGGAAGAACTCGTTAAAACAAAACCCGCCCCAGTTGCCTGGAGCGGGTTCGTGCGAAGGGTCAGAGCGAAACGCTTAGCCGATGGTCTGGCCGAACGCCGTGGGGCTGTTCTGGACCAGGCCGCGACTGAACATTTTGGAATTGATCATTTTGCGGGCGAACGAACTCGCGAAACCCCTCTGGTGGAGGAAGTCAGGCAGAATGATGTCGGGGGTTGTGTATAATTTTTGATATTCCGCCAGGACGTAGCCCGTGGTCAGGAACTCATCGCCCTTGTGACCGACCAACCACTCGTTGACCGGGTAGTGCGGATCAGCAAACACCTTCTTGTTGCCGAGGTCACCGATGTAGGTGATGCCCTGCATGTTAGTGCGATTATTCTTCGAGACGAACTGCGGCAGCGTGGCCACCACGGTCGCGGCTTGCAGGCCCAGGAGGAGCCAGTTGCCAGAGACCATGTTCGTCGCACCAAAGATGAAGTTCGAGGCAGTCTCGAACGCGTCGATGATGGAGAACTTGTGCGTCTGGTAGTTCACGGAGGTAGGAGCAATCGCATCCCAGACCACGAAGCCAGCGTCCGCCTTGGCGCGCAGATCGAAGATCACCTGGCGGTGCTTCTGATACTGGAGCGCATTGGTGAGCGCATTGAGCAGAACGCTTTCGGCCTTGATGTTGTACATCGCCTGGAGGTTCTGATCCGCTTCCTCAGACCACACGGTCTTGAGCTTGATGACCTTCGCCGTCACCGGAGTGGACGAGAGGCGCATTTCGTAGTCCTGGATGGCCAGGTTGCCTTCAGAGTTGAAGACATACGACAGGGAGACCGCCGCAGCCGTCTGCGAGGCCACCGTGATGCGTCCGACGTTCGTGCCGGAGTAGATGATGGTGCCGACCACCGCATTGGTGGACGCGTTGAGCACGTTGCCGTTGCCGTCATCGACGACGGAGATGGAGCCGTAGGTGCCGGACAGGGTGCCAGCGCGAATCGGAGTCCACTCCAGGGTGACGATGCCGCCGCCATCAGAGGTCGCGGATTCGTCCTGGATGAGTTCATCCGAGTCATCGTCACGGTCCACAGCGCCCTGCAATGCGCGCCACATCGGCGAACCGGCAGGAGTGCGGCCTTTACGACGACCAGTCACGATGTCCATGTACACGATCTGGCTCACCGGGCCAGCCATCGGTTGGAGAGCGACGAGCTGATCAATCACGTCGTTCTCGCTCATGTTCGCGATGACGGGGAAGATCCACTTGTCGAACGTACCCAGGCTGCTGGTGCGCGTCACTTCGTCGAGACGACCGAAGCGGGCGCGGCAGTTTTCGAGCATGATCGCGGCAATGGGGCGCTTGTGTTCGGGCATGTGCTCCACGAACTCCTTCCAGCCGCGAGCTTCCCAGAGACCCTTGGCGTGGCTGTCAGGCAGCCCGACCGGAGTCTCAGCGAGGCGATGGCCCCACTCGTAGATTTCGGTGAAACGGTTGATGTGTCCGCCCTCCGATGCGATCATCGGGCGTCCATTTTCATGTAGGATTACCATAGGTTTATGTGTTCGTTATTTCGTTGAAGTGTTGGGGGTGGACGCCAATTACTTGGTGGCGGGGGTGCTCCAACGGCGCACCATATTGATGGATTCGTTGACGTTGCTCGCACCGCCAAAGGAGGTGCTTTCAACAATGGTTCCCTGCTTCTTCGCTTCGGGCTTCTTGCCTTCCTCGACCTTGGCTTCGACCTTCGCCTCTTTGGACTCGGTGACAGCCTTGACGGGCGCGGCGGGCTTCTTGCCTTCCTCGACCTTGGGTTCGGGCTTGAGTGCTTCCTTTGAGCCTTCGAGCTTCTCGCGGATGGCGACGATGTGGCGGAGGCGGGTGGCTTCCTTGAGCATCTTGGCGATTTCAGGTGCCTGGGCCTTCTCAGCGAACTCCAGGACGATGATGCGACGGCCCATCTCGGTGAGATCGGCATGGTAGCGTGCGGCCATGATGTCCAGGGCTTCGCAGGCAGTGTCGAAATGCTTGTCGGTCTTCTTGAGCTTGACCTCGCGGGATTCCGCCAGGTGCTTCCAGCCCTTGCCGCGCTTGGTCAGCTCCTCGACGAGCTTGCCGTTTTCGGCATTGAGCTTCATCGACTCGCCGAGCTTGGCCTTGTAGGCGACGCCGGTCTTGCCGACCGCAGCGATGACCTTCATCAGCTTCACGTTGTCTTCCGTGAGCTTGGTGGCGCGCTTGGCCGGTGCAGTGACGGATTCGTTCCACTGCTGGGCGATGGAATCGACCTCGTTGTGGAGCTTCTGGCCTTCCCAGGAACGCTTGGCGTCCTCAGAGATGTAAACGGCGATGTCCTGGTGGATGCTTTCCATCAGGCCCATGCCTTCGGAAAACCGCGTCGGGTCGAGCTTGGTGTGATTCAAGCCGCGCAGCGCCGCGATTCGGTTGCGGATGTCTTTGATGTCGTATGGCATAACTTTTTGTTCTGTGATGGATTGAACTTCGGTGACCGCCGCTGGCTTGGCGGGTTGGGGAGGAGTGATTGTCTGGGCGGACTCAACCACGACCTTCTGGTCGCGGATGGTAGTGGCCTCGGCGGTGACGACGGTGCGGTCGGGAGTCAGTTCCGCCGTTTCAAAGCTGGGCTTGATGACGACATCGAAGGACTCGCAGACGTAATCTTCCTGCACCACGTCGATGCCCTGGGCGTCCTTGACGAGCGAGCCGTAGCCACGGCTGGAGACGAGCGGGTTGTAACCGGCCTCAATCAGCGCACCCAGCTTTGCGCCTTCAGGCGTGCTGAGCAGGGTGATTTCGCCGAAGACCTCATAGACCTTCTTGCCGGTGGCATCGACGCTCTCCTGCATTCTTGCGCCGGTAACGAGGTGGGAGATGGGGGAGAGAAGAGTGACAATGCCGTCCTTGGGGTGTTCGAGGAGGCCGAACGCTGCGTTTTTCTTGATGGAATCGACCAGCAGCGAGCCAGGGGCGAGATTCTTTTCCCAGATGGACCGGCTGTACGTCCGGCCATTGCCATTGACGCAATCGCACACGGAGAAGCGTCCAGGGATTTTCGTGCAGACCACTCCGTTGGGTCGGCTCTCTGTGACAAATGACTTGGTGCGGTCAACGATGAAGGGGAAGGCTCCCGTTGCTCCCTCGATAAGAAGTTGTTTGGCCATAAGTTACGTGAGTATGCGTGTCAACGTATGTAGAAACGCGGGCTACTCCCTGGAACTTGGCAAACACAACACGAACCCGAAGAAACGATTGAAGTTCAAATGGACAAGGGTACCCAAGTTGGGTACAAGCATTGACGTGAAAGATGTCAGTGCAGCAACGGTAAGAGCCAAACTGGGTCTGTCGGTCGGTAGCTTCGCCAAGCTGCTTGGGGTGAGCCATCGAACCGTGGAGAAGTGGGACAAGGGAACCAAGCCGAACACGGCTGCGCAGATCCTCCTCAGAATCGCCCAGCATCACCCGGAGATCGTCCAGGACGCAGTGATGGAATCCTAGTTGTCCAGGTTGGGGGAATACTTCGACTTCTTCATCACAGGCTCGGCGTAGTTCTCGATGATGAAGTTCGCGCTGTAGAAGTTCCAGGTCCGGTCCAGCGCCTTCTCCACCGCCTCCATCTCAGCCCCGCGCTCCCTGAACCATGCGCGGGCGTCATCCGGCTCCAGCTCTTCAGTATGGCCGTTGGGCAGGGTCAGCGTGAAGTATTCGCCCCACGGTTCACGGCCAATCTTGACGAGAAGGGGCTGGCTCATCGGTTGAACCTGCGGAACGTGTTCATGATCTTCTTCACGTCACCGTCCTTGTGCGCTGGCATCTCCGAGCCTGCCTTCAAACCGCCCAGGCCATCACCGCCTGCATCCTCGTAAAGCGAGGGTGGGCGCACGCCCATCATGGCGTTGGCCTCTTCCGTTGACACTGTTCGCGGCGCAGCAGGTCCGAGGTCCGGCACCTCCGGCGTTGTGGACCGGCCCAGGATGGCGTCCACGGCGTCACCGCCTTCCGGCTCCTGCTGCGGCGCGGCCATGTCGGCCTGGGTGGTGGTGAACTTGGTCTCCTTGAAGTTGGGGATCTTGGAGGCGTCCAGCGGAATGAGCGCCTTGGGCGTCACGTCCGGGGCCACGAGGGCCACGCTGGGCGGCAGGCCGTGCTCGTCCGCCTGCTCGTAAGGATTGGCCGCGTCGTCCTTCTCCTCGCGCATGACCGGCTCCTTGTCGATTTCGTTGGCGGTGACCGGCTCGCCCTCCTCCTTCTCGTCGGGGAAGATGTTGCGGTCGTCATCGCTCTCGTCGCGCTCACCAATCATGCCCAGCGCCTGGGCCACGGTGCTGCCCTGATGACGGCGCTTCTTGAGGCGCTCGTTGCGGGCGGTATGGCGCGAGGACGGCACGGTGGCCACCACCGGCACCACGCTCTCGTTTGTCGTGCCCATAGCCCTGGAAAGTATAGATTTCATTCTGGTCTAACTATCACGCGGCCCGCAGGAGCGCATCCCAGTCCGGCGAGCTGCCCTTAATCTTCCGCATGTTCAAGTAGTTCAACCCTACTTCCGCGTCACCGGCAAATGGAACGATCATCCAGGACGTGTCGTAGTCTGGTCCAAAGAACGCCTTGAAGACGCCCGCGAAGTCGTTGAGCACGGTCATCACGATTTCGTGAACCTTCGGCAGCTCGGCTTGCACCGCATCGATCATCAGCGAGTCGTGAACGGTGGAGACCAGGAGTGACTCCAGCCCTTCCTGGCGCATGAGGTCTTCGATGACGATGAGGGCCAGGAGCATCATGTCCGAGGCCGTCGATTGAATCAGGTGGTTGTAACCGGCGCGCAGGCACTTTGAGATGGCCTCCTCGTCTCCGCCGAAGACCTCCTGGAAGATGCGGACGCGTCCGAAGATGGAGAGCGCCACGCCGTTGTCCAAGATGAACTGCTTGTAACGCTGGATGTGTCGGCGCAGGGACGGGTACGCATCGAAGAAGGCGTTGATGATGTCTTCGCACTCTTCGAGGGACTTGTAGATGCCGTTGTTCGCGAGCGTGGTCTGAAGGCCGAAGGCACCGCCGCCGTAGCCTGTGAGGAAGTTGGTGGTCTTGCCGACCTGGCGCTGCTCTTCCAGAGCCTTGGCCTCCACTTCGCGGCCTCTCTTTTGCAGGCTCTCCATGTGATCCTTGGAGAAGTGCTCGTAGGGCACACCGAAAATGAGGCTCGTGGTCTGCGAATGCAGATCGATGTCATTCAGATAGGCATTTACCATTGACGAGTCTCCGCAGGCCGCAGCCAGCAGGCGCAGCTCGATCTGCGACAAGTCCGCCGAGTAAATGCAGCCGCGTTTGCCGAAGCGCGAGACGTAGATGGACTTCACCTCGCCTTTACGCGGCAACTGCTGGAGGTTCGGGTTGGAGGAGCTGAGACGACCGCCGCGTGTTCCAGTCAGGTTGAAGTTCGCGTGGACGCAGCCGTCTGGCCGCAGATGCTGGTTAGGCCCGCCGTAAATGAGGCGCTCCGGGCCTTCACCGTCGTTTGTCAGAGTCGCCAGCGGCCTGATGAACGCCGTCCACAGCTTGTAGAGCTTGCGATATTTCTGGAGCGGGCGGACCTGTGGATGATCCACGGACATGCCGTTGAGCGTGAACTTGTCCACCGCCGCGAAGGTCAGGAGCTGCTCGCGGGTGATGTTGTGCTCCTTCCAGTCGGCCTTCGTCTCGCCAAAGAGAATGCGGCCCTTCTTGGTCAGGCGTGTAACGGGCAGGTTGAGGCCAGCGTCCGCGTCGAAGAGGATCGTCTTTAACTGGGTCTTGTCCTCCAGGTCCAGTTCCCACTTCTGGTCAGTGTTCGCCTGCTCTTCACACCAGGCTCCGATGCGCGGGTCACTGGCCTTGAACTCATTGATCTGGGCCGTGATCTTGTCGGGGTAGTCCAGGAAGAGGTGCTTGAGCGCCTTCTGGTCCACGTAGAGGCCACGGCCCATCAGCTTGGTCAGCACGCGGGAGGACGGCACCATGATGCTGCGGTAAACCCAGTCACGGCGCGGAGGATGGAACGTGTGGAACGTGCCCAGGTGTCCGGGGCGTGCAATTGGGAAGGCATACTCCTTGGCCGTATCGAGCTTCTTCTGAATCGCCGTGCTCGCCTCCCAGACGACCTCCACGTCGCCCATGACGTACGGTTTGAGGTGCGTGTCCCACACTTTGCGGTCGCACGCGGCGTAATGCCCACCCTTGCCTGCCGCTGGGTCGAGCTTCTCGGAGTCCAGCTCGATGAGCATGACCATTTCCTCCTCGTATCCCGCCAGACCAGGGGCGTAGTCGTAGGCAATGGCCTCCAAGCCGAGGGAGCCACGCTGCTGCTTGAACGTGTAGGCCATGTGCTGCGTATCGGCCCACATGGAGTCGGCGAGCCAGTCGAGGACGGCACCGGGCACGACGCCGCTCGTGTAGAGCATGTCGAAGGAGAGGTTGTGGCCGATGGTCCGGGACTGGTAGAGCGCGTCGAGCACCATCGGGGAGAGCCGGTTGATGTACCGGCGCACGCCGCTGGTCTTGAAGTCCCAGGGGAACCCGATGGAACGCGGCTTCCCGTCGTGCATCCAGCGCATCATCATAAAGACGATGGCCGCGTCATCGGACTGCGGGCGCAGGCCGGTGGTTTCCGTGTCGTAGGCCAGGATGCGCTGCGGCTCCTTCATTATCTCGCGCATCGCCGCCTCGATCTCGTCCGGGTCTTCCGTGATGCGATACCAGGGCCGGATGTAGGTGGGCGCGACGATGCCCTCACGGGCAGCCTTCAGCGCGTTGGCCAGTTGCAGCACCCACGCCTTGATGATGTCCGGGTTCTGCGTGCCGTAGATCATGCGCGGCACCTGGAGCGGGATCATCGGCATCCGTACACCCACGGGCGGCGCACCAAAGAGCGGATGGCCCACGATGTCCGGCATCGTCTCGACCGGGTGCTTTCGAGGCCACACAAACGCCTGGTTGGTGAGCCAGTCATCCGGCCAGCCGCGCCAGTTGAGCAGGCGACCGCCCCACTCCTGCGCGTTGCTCTTGTGGGAGAGCGCGCCCAGCGCCGTGGTGCCAATCGGCATGACGAGCTTGGGCGGGAAACGGCGCAGATCATCGACCAGATGGTTGCGGCACCAGTTGCCCTTGGACTTGTAGTTGGTGACCAGATCGCCCGCGCAGCGCGTGAGCGGCACCCAGCGGATGTCCTTCAGGGTGATCCCGGTCACCGACTCCAGCTCGCGGATGGTGTTGCGCAGGGTGTTCATCGCGCCGCCCACCAGCATGTCGTTCATCTGGTCCGCCTTCTGAGTAACGGAGTCAACGATAATGGTTACCAAGGGCGCGTTGCTGCCCCTGGGGCCGAAGAAAGGGTTGTCGTTTCCCTCGTGAAGCTGGCATTTCCCGCAGAACGGATTGGCCAGTCCAGGCACCAGCGCCTTGCCCGTGTCGGGATTGGCCGGGTCATAAATGACGCGCCGCTCGAACTTGCCAGGTTTTATCTCCACCTTCTGAATCCCATCCCGGTGCGCCACGGCATCGCGGTAATACTTCTGAATGGTCTTCACCTTGGACATCGCCATCGGCTTGTCTCCAGGCTGGGCGTCCGGCAGGTAAAACTTAATCGGGGATGGCCTGGATGCGGGCGTCTCGGTCTGCGTTGTCATGCTCCTCAAGAACTGTTCTCAAGAGCGATGATTCTGGCCGATCAAAAACCCGTGGCGAAGAAGACGCCCATGCTCTGCTTTGGCATCGACCAAAACCTCAGCACGGTCACCTGCCGCAACTGCCTCCACAAAATGGAGTGCTTTAATGCGATGGGCAGGCGGGTCCGGCAGCGGTCCTTGGGCGCGGCGGAGTTCGCCTTTGTCCCTGAACAGTTCAAGGTGCCAAAGGACAAGCCGACCCTGAACTACGCACGGCACATCTATGGCCACTGCTACAGCACGGTGTATGGCCGGTTCCCTGACAGCGGCGACACAATTGGGTCCAACTTTGAGGCCATCGAAGCGCAGCGCGCCAAGGTCGGATGCTCGCTGAAGATTTACATCATCGCCTGCATGTTGGCGCACCGGGACAACCAGAAGCGGCTGATCGACTTCGACCAGCGCGACGTGGAGGTGGTGTTCCGCGCCAGCGGCCTGGCCAGCCCGCACCTGCTTAACGATGTGCTGCTCCTCAAGAAGCTGTGCCTGCGCGAATACGGGACATTTGACGTGGTGTCCGTCACGGCGATGACCGACATCGAGTGCGCGCACGACGACCTGGCACGGCGGCTCCTTGCCAGCGAGATGCTGGCGGGAGAGTTCATCATCCAGTGGAAACAGACGCACAAGGGCGAGCCTTGGGCCGCGCTGTTCGACGCCCACGAGGCTGACCTCGACGTGGACTGGCTGGCCATTGAGGAGTGCTACACCAAACGGATCAGGCCCGTGACAACCAAGAAGGTCATGCGCGATGACGGCCAGATCGTGGAGGTGAAGATTGCAGGCCAAGAATTGAAGGTGCCGGAGAAGATCCGCAAGGTGCGCTACGCGGTGAACCAGCGCACTGGAATCCTGAAGCGGCGCAACATGCTGGCCCTTGGTGCATTCACGACCCGCGAGCACGTCATGTCCATCGCCATTCGCCGCGTGCTGTCCAAATGGCACCTGGAGCCGGACGATTTTGAGATCAATTACGAGGCCGAGAAGGGCAGGCCGCTGATGATTTGGTATTGGTTAGGCATCGCCATCCAGCACGTCCACATGATTTGGGCACTGGAAGGCAAACCTTCACAGTTCTCTGACTTCACAATCTGATGCAACGCGAGACATACAATTTCAGCGAGGAGTTCAGCAACTCAGTCCTGGCCTGCCTGATCCGTCACCCGGACCACTATGTTGAGAAGGGCTATGCCAGCATCATCAAGCCGTCCTACTTCAACTCGATGGACCAGATCGAGACCACCATCGCCATTGAAGACTACTACCAGAAGTACGGCCATTTCCCGAAGTTTGACAGCCTCGCACAGTTCCTCTTCGACCGCTTCCGCAAGAAGAATCCAGACCGCGCCAACGCCCTGTTCGACTTCGTTGGCATCCTCTCGGAAATTGACACGCGTGACGTGGAGTTCGTGGTGGAGCAGACCGTCGCCTTCGCGAAGGAGCGGGCCGTCTATGCCGCGCTGAAGGAAGTGGTGGTCGCCCAACAGGAGGGCAAGGAGGTCAACGTCATCAGCCTTTTCGAGAAGGCATTGAGCGTCGGCACAAGCCAGGACGCGTTCGGGCTGATCCACCATCTGGATGTCGATGCGGTGGTCGAGCACCTGACCAGCGTGAAGTTTGGCGTCAGGACCGGATGGAAACCGCTCGATGAGGTCTGGCCTATGGGCTGGGGAGCGGGCTGGCTCATCGCCATTCTCGCGCCGCCCAAGCGGTTCAAGACGGCGACCTGCCTGAACCTCGCGCTGAACATGATCGGGCCGACCATCAAAGGCGACGTGATCTACTTCGCTGCTGAAATCGACGAGTATCTGGCGATGGGCCGCAACCTCTGCAACATGTCGGGGCTGACCTTTGAAGACATGCGCAAGGACAAGGAAAACTTCAAGCAGCAGGCTGCGGTTAAAATGCAGATGTTTGCTGGTGGAACCCTCGTCTATCGCGGGTTTCCGTCGAAGTCAGCCACCGTGCAGGACATGGAGCTGTCGGCGCGCTCCATCGTGGCCCACCTCGGCCTGAAGAACCTTCGGGCCATTATCATTGACCAGGCTGAGACCACAAAGCCTGCGACCACCAAGGACACGCCGGAGCACCGCCGTCAGTCTGACATCTACACTGACGCCAGGGCGATGGGACGCCGGATGAAGTGCGCTGTCATCGTGGCCGACCGCTGCAACAAGGAGACGGTGGACAAGGCCACGCCGAGCATGACGAGCTTCCAGGGCGCGTTTGAAAAGGCGGGCATCGTGGACATCGGCATCGGCCTGTGCGCGACGGAGAAGGAGCACATGGAGAACAAGCTGCGCATGTTTGTGTTCCTGAACCGGCATGGTGCAGAAGGCCACCATTTCCGCTGTGATGTTCGTCCTGAAGTCATGCAGGTGGAAGTGGTCGAGCGCATTCCGTGGGAAGCCACGGAAGACACGGACGAGAAGAAGGGCTGGAAACGGAGCAGCGGCTTGAAGAAGGCTCCGAAATCCGACCGAAACCCCACGAACGAAGTCCTGGAGGACATGCGGTCAAAGACGACCGACAGCGATCCGCGCAGTGCTACAGCCTGAGCGACGTGATTTCCCCGTCGAACTTGGAGAATGCCTTGGCGTAGAAGCCGTAGAAGCGGGTGCCCAGCACGCCGACCAGCTCCGTGGCTGCATCAATGGACCGAGCCACCTCGCTGATGGTGACGTATTCGACCTTGGTGTGCCACTTCCAGTAGCCCGCCGACAGGTTGAGGATGGAGAAGGTGAACCGCTTGCGCAGGACAGCAGGGTCGGAGAAAGGGTGCGACTGCCACTGGGTCATGCCGTGTGCGTCGAGCACGGGCTTGGCCAGGGAGATGAACTCGCCACCGTCATCGAAGAGCTTGGTGCCGCCCATTGTGTAGGAGACGAAGCCGTAGCCGTGCGCGTCGAAGTTGAGCAGGTAGCCAATGTTCCAGAAGAAGTCCTCGTCGGCCCGCGTGGAGCCAATTCCGCCGCGCTCCTCACCCGCGAAGAAGGCGACCTTGGCCACGTCCGTCCGTTTGAGCAGCTCCAGCACGATGAAGACGCCGGACTTGTCATCACCGCCCAGGCCCGTCTGCTTGCCCTCGGCGTCCAGCGCGATGAGGTTGCCATCCCGCTCCACAATCTGCACGCCCTCCTCGGCCTGGTGAACGGTGTCGATGTGGGCAGAGAGGCAGGGATACCACGCGGCCTTGCCTTTGATGGCGAAGACATTGCAGTGGTCATCAATCCAGGCGTGGAGGCCCAGCTCGATGGAGAGGTAATTGAGCAGGAATGCGGCAAGGCGTTCCTCCCGGCCTGAGTAGCTCGGAATGGCGAGGATCTTCTTCAACAGCTCTAAGTTCATGCAGGCAATCTTCCACACGACACTATGGTCGTCAACAGTATTGTTTAACTTGGAATGCAGATGGACGGCGGGGCAGGACTGAGATCGAGTGCGGTTCTTGTAGTCATCTATGCCAAAAAAGGCGAAAAGTCCGGTGCGCAAGAAGCGCAAGGTCAAGCCCAGAGAGGTTGACCGCACTCCATTGGACGCGTTGTGCGAGAAGTGCGGACGGCGATACTGCGACCACGAATCAAAATACTGACTATGAGCTACTCCCAAAACAACGAAGAGGCGATCATCACGGACTTCTTCAACGGAAAGACAGGCCGCTTCCTCGACATCGGCGCATACGACGGCAAGGCGTTCAGCAACACGATGCGCCTGGCCGAACTGGGCTGGGGTGGCGTCTGCGTTGAACCTTCGCCCAACCCGCTCATTGGACTGCTCAAGCACCACGCCGAACGTCCTAACATCGACATCGTGAACGTCGCCCTGGGCGAGACGGCGGGCTTCATGGATTTCCATGACAGTGGTGGCGATGCCATCTCCACGCTGGACATGGCGCACCGGCAAAAGTGGGAGGCAGGCTGGAAGGCCAAGTTCACGAAGTTCAAAATCTTTACGGTCACCGTGCCGATGCTGCTCGACGAAGTTGGCCCGGACTTCGAGTTCATCAACTTGGACGTGGAGAGCCTGAACATCCAGCTCTTCCGGGCGCTGCCGCTGGAGATCATGTCCAAGGTGCGGCTCATCTGCGTCGAGCATGACGGCCATCACGCGGAGATGGAGTCGATTGCGGGCCGCTGTGGCTACAAGCAGATCGCGTTCAACGGCGAGAACATCATCCTGGGTCGATGAAGATCATCAGCTTCAGTGTGTGGGGAAACGACCCGACGTTCCTAGACGGGGCCGTTGCTAACGCTCACCTGACTGATGTGATCTATCCAGGCTGGGTGTGCCGCATCTACTGCCGGGATGACGTGCCGCATCACTACCGCGAGAAGTTCGAGGCGCTGGACGCACAGGTCGTCGTCATGCAGGAGACTCGTGGCGCTTGGGAGGGTCTCTTCTGGCGCTTCTTTCCCATCTTCGACCCGCAGGTCACACACACCATCGTGCGCGACTGTGACAGCCGAATCAACGTGCGCGAGAAGAAGGCGGTCGCGGAATGGCTGCTCTCGACCAAGGAACTGCACGCCATGCGGGATCACATCGAGCATACCACGGTGCCCATCATGGGCGGCATGTGGGGCTGCCGTTACTGGCCCGTGATGGAAGACCTCATCCGAACCTGGACGGCCTTCGGCGCGAAGGGTGACGACCAGGCGTTCCTCCAGCAGAAGGTCTGGCCCCGGATGCGCGAGCAGGCAATGGTTCACGACCAGTGGCCGGAAGGTACGGACGTTGACATCTCGGAGAAAGACCCGCTCTACAAGGTCTTCAAGTACCGGCCCACGGAGTTCCACGGTGACCACCTGCTTCTGCCATTCCCACCGGACGCCATCATGGACCCGAAGTTCGGCGCACATGTAGGAGACCGGGTGCTCTGATGTACACGTTCCGTTTTGATGACATCAGCCGGAACACGGACAAGGACCGCCTCTGGGCAATGGTCGATGTCCTGCGCAGCAAGGTCTCCAGTTGCTCGATCATCTTCGCCGTCTCCATCGCGGGTCACGAAATGGCTGACGCGCCCGGCCTAGAGGTCGAGCGGGTCTTCCCGTCCATGTTCCACGTAGAGAGCGACCATCGGGTCTTCTACAAGCCGGACTGGATTGGCCTGCCGGACATCAGCGTGCTCAAGCTGGCGGACAAGATTGCGGCCCACGGAATGATCCACGTTGACCACCGGCTGCTGAGCCGGAAGACGCAGGAGCTGAGCATCCTGACCTCCTGCTCCGTGCTCAAGACAAGCCTCTTCGTGCCGCCCTTCCACAAGTGGAATGCCAAGACGGAGCGGATCTGCACCGAGCACGGCATCACCATCATGCGCGCCCACGGCTGGAGGCACCTGAAGTTCCACAACGTCTCGCGCCAACATACGCACTACTATGTCCACACCCACGACCTCGCGCTCGACGCGTTTGCCGCCCGTATCGGAAAAGTTCTACTCAACCCTCATTGAGAAGCACGGCATCGACGATGCCACCGACTTCAGTGAGGACGGGCACAAGATCCGGTTTGACGTGATCTACGACCTGCTGCGTCCGCCCTTTGACCGGCTGCTGGACTACGGCTGCAACGTGGGTGACTTCTACGACTACGTGGTGGGGCGAGGCTACACTGGACACTATACCGGCGTTGACGCCCACGAGCCTTTCGTTGAGCGTCTCATCAAGAAGAACAAGGTCAATGAGAATGTCCAAGGACTCTGCGCGAACATCCTGGATGCGACGCTGGTGACCAACGGCCAGTGGTATGACTACGTGGTGGCGTGCGGCGTCATGTGCCACGCTGACCAGCAGTTTCAGCACGCGGAGATGCTGGAGCGCCTCTGGAGCATTTCAGGCCGTGGCCTCATCGTGAACTTCCTCAGCGAGTTCAGCCCGGTGAAGGCGCGCAAGTCGATGCTCTGCCGCTACCACCCGTCCTACGCCATCATCTTGGCCGAGCGGTTCAAGTGCCATGACTTCAAACTGATTCAGGGCTATCACGCCAAGAACGACTTCACGCTCGCGCTCTACAAGTGATCGTCGCCATCCACCAGCCCAACTTCTGCCCGTGGCTTCCCTTCTTCAAGAAGGTCGAGGCCGCTGACCTGTTCGTCATCCTCACTCACTGCCAATACACCCGCGACTGCTACCAGCAGCGGTTCAACATGGCCGGGAAGTGGTACAGCATGGGCGTGAACCACAAGTTCGGAGAGGCCATCCGCGAGAAGCGTTACGTCAACCACCAGGAGGACTGGGCGAAGATCCGGCGCAGGGTGAACAAGCCGGTGGCGGACGACCTGACGCCGTACATCCGGGAGAGCCTGGTCGATACCAATGTCTCCATCATCATCCACATGATGGGCCTGCTGGGCATCAGGACGCCGGTCGTCCTGGATTATCCAACAGCATTGACGGGGACCGAGCGATTGGTTGATATATGCCGTCACTTCAAAGCCACCCGCTACCTGGCCGGACGCAGCGGTGCTGGTTATATGGACGCCTCGCAGTTCGTGACGGCAGGCATCGCGGTGGATTACCAGCAAGTCTCGCCTGAAGATTCCAAGCACGTATTCGAGATCCTATGAACCACCCGTTCGACACCGTGGTGCTGAGCACCAACCTCAACCCGAAGTATTGTGAGTTCTGGCCCATCGTTGCCCAGGCGTGGCACAAGCTCTTCGGTGTGACCGTCCACCTGGCCGTGGTGGGCGAAGCGTGCCCACTGGCCACCTTCGACTACACGCACATCCATTTCTTCAAGCCGGTGGACGGCGTGCCGATAGCGAACCAGGCCAAGGTCGCCCGCTACTACGTGGCGTCCATGCTCCCCGATTCGCTGGTGGTGATGACCAATGACATCGACCTCCTGCCTCTCAACCAGCACCACATCCTCGGCATGATGGCCAACCGAAAAGAGGGAGCACTGATGACCTTCGGCTCGGAATTCTACACCGACGCGGAGGACGGGAAGTGCATGGCGGGCTACCTCACGGCGGAGAGCAGCGTGTTCCGCAAGCTCTTCAACGTCGGGCCTCACAATGGCTGGGCCGAGTTTGTGCAGTCCTTCATTGGCATCCGCAGGTTCGACTCGAAGGAGAACATCCTGAACAACATTCACCATGAGCACCCCGACACCTTCTCGGACGAGTCGCTCCTACGCTACCTGCTGTTCGGAGACACGGTGCCGCTGGACGAGCGCCCGCTGGTCCACTTTCCAGACCGGATGCTTGACCGCGCCAACTGGCAGCTCGACCCGGTGAAGTTGAAGGCCGACTACTACGTGGACTGTCACTTGCCGCGACCGCTGGCTGCCAACCACGCTCGCATTGAACCACTGCTGCAACACCTGGGACTTTGATTTATGCCTGACGCCTTCTTCAACTTTGAACCGTTTTACCGCTACGTCGGCAGCTTCAAAGACTTCTCCGCGTTCGTCGAGGTCGGCGTGTTCCAGGGCGCGAGCTGTTCGTTCCTGGCCAAGCTGCTTCAGGAGCGCGGCACGCCGTTTAGTCTCTACGCCGTGGACCTGTGGGATGAGGTCAACAACAAGACGGACTACGACCGGCAGGTGGGGAAGGACGTTCTGGACGCGTTCCTCGCCCGTCTGGTTGCGGATGGGACGAAGGAGAGCGTGACCATCGTGAAGGAGGAGAGCGCCGTGGCTGCGTCACGCTTCTCAAACCGCTCGCTGGACTTCGTGTTCATCGACGCCAACCACACCTACGAGCACGTCGTCGCGGACATCAAAGCCTGGAAGCCGAAGATCAAACCGGGTGGGATGCTGGCCGGTCACGACTACGGCGAACCCTGCGGCGTGAAGCAGGCCGTGGACGAACTCATCTACCCTCTCAGCACGACGGGCACCTGCTGGTATTGCTTCCCATGACTGATCCATTCGACAGCGTAGATTTCGAGCCGCTCTACTACGACATCAACGCGGCCATGCGCTTCCTGCGCGAGCTGCCCAACCATCACTGTGTCCCCGCGCCAATCGACTTCCATCTCTACTGGAAGACGGTGCGCCCGTTTGGCCGCAAGCAGATTCTCCCCATCAAGTCGTTCCTGGCCACGCAGCCTGCTGAGTTCAAGCTGAACCTCTGGAGCAACACGGACCTGACGAGCAATGAGTTTCTGCGGCCCTGGCTGGACCGGATCACCTTCCGGCTTTACAACCCTGCCGCCGAAGGTCGGAACACGGTGCTGGAGGGCCGCTCACAACTCTTCCATGACGACGAGGCCGTCTTCAGCGGCGGTGACCTGTTCCGGGCGCTCATCCTGCACAATTACGGCGGCTGCTACGTGGACATGGACTCTGTGTTCCTGCGCTCCTTTGAACCGCTCTTCGGGAAGGAGTTCATGTATAAATGGAGCTTCCAGAAGGACATGATCTCCAGCGCCGTGATGTATCTGCACCGGCACGGCACAGTCGCCCGCGAGCTGCTCAACGGCATCCTGGAGCTGACGGCGGGCGGCACGCACTGGGGCTGCCACAACAACATGCGGGCGTATGCCAAGCACCCGTTCCGCATCTTCCCAGCCGCCTTCTTCAATCCAGAGTGGCAAATACAGTTGACGGAGGCCGAGAAGGCACAGACGCCGGACTTCGGCGAGCCGTTCAAGGTCAACGCCTGGACGAACAGCATGTTTGAAGGCTCCTTCGTCTGGCACTGGCACAACCGCTGGGACGAGCCAATTGAACCCGGCTGCAAGTATGAGAAGCTCGAAATGGCCACCGATAGGAAACTCAAGGAAATGGGACTGCTATGAGACTCGTCGCAATAAACAAGGAGCACACGCTGGACGTGGACCGGCTGCGAAACGGCTACGTGCTCGACGTGGGCTGCCGCTTCTTCGACTTCACCCAGGAGATCGTGAATGGCGGCAACTGCGTCGTCGCCATCGACCCCAGCCGTGAGGTTGTGGAGCCGAACATCAAAGGCGTGATCTTCGAGCAGTGCGCCCTGGTCGGCACTCCAACTCCGGGCGGGCTGATGTTCTGCGACAACGCCGACGCTGCGCACCTGGTCCATGACCACCGTGGTGAGACGTGTGGTGTGCCTCAATACAAGGTGCCATGCAGCACCGTCACGGACCTGTTGACGAAGTATTGTCTCAGCCGGTTCGAGGCCGTGAAGCTGGACTGTGAGGGCGCGGAGTTCGAGATCCTGCGACACTGGCCAGGCCCAGTGGCCGATCAGGTCACTGTCGCCTTCCATGACTTCGTGAACCCGACCTGGTGCGCCACTCAGTATCCAAAGATTCTGGAGCACATGAGCCAGTGGTACGAAATCGTCCAGCATCTGAGCTACGTGCGCCACGGCCACCCCGTCCCCTGCTTCTGGGACACACTCTTCGTGCTGAAATGAGGTGGCTCATCATCCAGTCGGACGGCCAGCACAAGGGCCAGGACACCTGGGCACCCAACTGGTTCCTGCGTGAGTGCTACGGCATTCAGGACGCATTGCTCCGCAACGGCCACCAGGCTGAGGTGTGGGGGCTGCGCCATCCCAACTACGCCGTCACACCGGACTTCAACTCCTACGATTACATCCTCATCGCGGAGAACTACGAGTTCGACTGGATACCGGATCTCTCTGGCACGAAGCCGGTCAAGATTCAGTGGATCATCGATCTCCATTACCAGAATGCCGGTCCCTACCTGAGAATCTGCGAACGGCTCAAGCCACAGATTGTGCTGCACGCCACGAAGAAGCTCATGGCTGGTTTCGAGATTCAGTATCCGGCCAAGCACATCTACTTCCCCAACGCGATAGACGACCGCTACTTCAACCCGGCGCGGCACACGGACGAGGTAAAGTCCCGTCGCATCATCTTCGTTGGCGGTCGTGGCACCCGTGAAGAGATCCTGCTCAAGATGGAGCGGGAGGCCGGGCTGGAGTGCTACTACGGCGTCACTGGTTACGAATACATCAAGCTGCTGGCAATGGCTGACATCCAGTTCAACAAGGCGCTCGACTGCGATGTCAACTACCGGAACTTCGAGACCATCGCGATGGGCACCTGCCTGCTGACTGACTACAGCAAGGAGCTGGAAGCCCTGGGGTTTTATCACGGCGAAAACTGTCTCACCTACATGGACCCAAGGCAGGCGGTCGGCTTCGCCCGTGACGCCCTCAACGAGCCAGAGTATCGGCAGAGCATCGCCCAACGCGGCCAAGCCCTTTCCCTCCTGCACACCTACACCGCCCGCATCGCCACGCTACTTAAACAGCTATGAAAAAACATTGTGTGATCAACTTCGCCACCAATGCCTGGTATCCTCGCGGCCAGCAGCGCCTCGTCCAGTCTCTGAAGGAACACGGCTTCGACGGCGACGTGCTCACGTTCGACAACGAGGCGGCGATGGGCTGTCCGACGCACCAGCAGGCTCCGTACGCCTTCAAGCCCTACGCGCTGAAGTATGCTTACGAGAAGGGCTACGAGCGTGTGCTCTGGGCCGACGCCTCCGTGTGGGCCATCAAGCCGGTCAACGCCGTGTTCAAATATCTGGAGGAGCACTCCCACATGCTCTTCGTCAACGCCAACGCTGGCATCTTCACGAGCGACGCCTGCATCAACGCAATGGGCGTCGGGCGCGAGGAGTCCTTCAACATCGTCATGCTGATGGGCATCTGCATGGGATTCAACATGACCTCGCCGGTCTGCCAGTCCTTCCTCGAAGACTGGTTCAAGCACGCCAACGATGGCGTCACGTTCCCTGGCAAGTGGACCAACGACGATGGCAGCGTGTCCAGCGACCCACGCGTGAAGGGCCATCGTCACGACCAGTCGGTGGCCAGCATCCTCGCGCACCGCCGCAACATGGAGCTGATCGTCGCGCACTACACATTCATGGAGTATCTCGCCAACCCGTGGCCCAACCACGAGATGCCGAAAGTTGAAAGTGTTTGCCTGGCCGCGCAGGGGATGTGAGTTCTTCTGAGCGTGGACAGCCATCAGCTCATCAACCAGACCAGCGGGGACACAGAATACTACACGCCGGAGTTCATCACGGACGGCAGCCGCCTGGTGATGGGCCGCATCGACCTGGACCCGGCCACCAGCAAGACGGCCAACCACTTCGTCAAGGCCGAGCACATCTTCACCGCTGCGGATGACGGGCTGACCCAGGACTGGTTCGGCTGCGTCTGGATGAACCACCCGTTCCACCAGGGCTGGAAGGCGTGCGGCCCGGACTGCCAGCGCACCAGTTGCCTGAAGATCGACAAGAAGACCGGCAAGGCCCGTGGCCACATCTACCACGACATCGCCAGCAACTCCGACTGGATCAGGAAGTACATCGACGAATACAAGGTAGGCCGGGTGGAGCAGGCGTGCTGCATCACTTATGCCTGCACGTCAGAGGCTTGGTTCAGGCCGCTCATGCGCCATCCGCAGTGCTTCCTGTCGCCGCGCACCAACTACTACCTCCCGGACGGCACACTGAAGGCCGGAGTCACCAAGGGGTCGGTCGTGACCTACCTGGGTGACAACCTCGACGCCTTCGCAGACGTGTTCTCTAAGTATGGCGAGGTCAAAGTGGCCTACCGCCGCCCGGCCAGCGTGGCGAAGCTAGTTAGTACGCATGAATGCAAAACGGCTGATTCTCGAACAAGACGAACTGGTGGCAGACCTGTCGCTTGAGTTCGTGGAGAACGAGGTCGGTCGCCACGACTGGTCCAACAACTGGCCAAAGTTCAAACAAAAACACCAGACTGAGGACGCGCTGAAGGTCGTCATTCAAACGTGGCTGCAAGGAATCGGAGCGCAGTGCGACCCGTCCTTGTTGGTCATTCATATTGACGGCCTCTGTGCGAACCAGACTGGAAAGAAATGGAGATAGTAAAATGAAAATGAAGTTCAGTCTTAGTCCCCTGCAAAGCCTCCTCGCCCTGGCAGCCCTCATCGTCGGGCTGACCTGCCTCAACACCGGCTGCATGACCACCAAGGCTCCCGATGGCACGACCGTCGTGGACACCAACCGGGTGGAAAAGCTGGCAGCCGTCCTCAAGACCACCGTGAGTGATGTCGTCATCCTCGCTGCGGAAGACCGCAAGCAGGAGACGCGCAACCACATCATCCTCGCTCGAAACGTCATCAACGGCCTGATCGCCACGGGTGACACCACGCCCAGCTCCCTCCAGGACGCCCTGGGTCCACAGCTCAGAAACGCGAAGCCTGAAGTGAAGGTCGCGATCAGCACCGCCCTCGGTCTGTTCGAGATTTACTACGGCGACTACGTGAAGGGAAAGATTGGTGGGAACATCTACGCCGCCAAGTTCCTGACCGCCGCTGTGGAAGGAATTGACCGTGGACTCTCGATGGCCCCTCCGGTAAACCAGTAGCAATGGCCGCGTCACCCTGCCAAGTTCTCGACGGTTTAGCCGCTGCCCAAGTCGAAGTGCGGCGGCGGCTAAACCGCAAGTTCAACGCCCTGCTCCGGCTCTCCCAGCTCCTGGAGCAGCTCGGTGACACGACCATCCTTTTCCCCAACCTGTCGCAGTTGATTCCGGTGGTGAACATCGACTTCAACACGTACGAGAGCCTGCGCCAGAACTGCCAGTTTCTGAACCTTCCGCCCGCTGAGGGCAATGCAGCGACCGCCGTCCAGGCGCTGAGACGGCGCGTCACGGACGCCTACGCTGTCCTGCTGCGCCAGCTTTCCAACTCCCCCAATTTCCGCCTCGGCAAGCTTCAGGAGTTTATGAACAAGGCCCAGGGCGACATGAACATGGACTTCGCCATTGCGGGCGACTACCTGCGCTGCGCCCAGACCGCGTGCAACACGGTCGGTGCCGTGGGGTCCACCTTGCAGGACATCGCCGATGCTGACATCCAGAAAGAGGCTGCCGACTTCACCTCCAAGTTCGTGACCAACAGCGGCAAGGTTCTGTCGGCTGGCGCGCAGTTCAAGTACGACCAGACCGCTGAAACCATCAAGCACCTGAAGGAGCTTTCTGTGGACGTGAGCGCCGACGTGTCGCTCGCCACCTAGTTAAGCTATGGACAATGCCGACCAGGTTGTGACTGCGCTGCTCGAAGACGATGGTGACATCAAGCGCGAGCTGATGGAGAAGCCCTCCATCGAAGACAAGTTCTCGCGGGCCTACATCACGGCTGCACTGTGGTCCACCAACGATGAAGAGGGGGAACCGCTGGACGCCAAGTACGGCATATCGGACCTCGCGCCCGCAACACTGGTCGGAATGCTGGGCGACTGCGCTGACTTTCAGGCCAAACACCACGAGCTGCTCGACCAGGCTGGCGACGAAGAACAGAATGGCCACGACTACTGGCTCTCCAGAAATGGCCACGGAGCCGGGTTCTTTGATAGAGGCTATCCTGATGAGGTCGGCGAAGTGCTTCAGGATCTCGCTCGCAAAGAGGGCGAGGTGAACCTCTACGTCGGCGATGACGGTAAAATCTACTCCTGACTTTTATGGGTATGGACAACGAAGACGGAAAACATGTGGTGGTGGTGGACGGCAAGCGCGCCAGCAAGGCTTACGAGAACAAGAACGAAGCCGATGCTGAAGCGGAACGCCAGCGCAAGCGCCTCACCGAGACGCAGGGCAGTCCTGCGCCGCGTACGGTGGCCGTGAAACAGACCATCAACGGCTAATGGCTGCGAAGCCAGCCGCCCCCGCAGTTCAAGCCAAGGCCGAAGCTCCAGCTCCGGTCAAGCGCAAGCCTTTTGCCAAGCCGGTGTTGATGGAGAACCCGGACCCGATCAGCTCCGCGCTCATGCGCGAGATCGTCAACCCCAGCTCGGATGACCCGTTGCCGACAAGCAGCGTGCTGGACACGTTCGACAAGGTGGTCAAGGGCATCGTCAACGGCGAGGAGATGACCTCCTGCAAGGACAACATCATCCGGCTCATCTCCAACCCGCAGGAGAAGGCCCAGGTCGTCCTGGGGATGCTGCTCAACGCCGACATCGAGCGCCTGGGCATGTTCGTGCGGATGCGTGAGCAGACCGAGCAGATGCTCAACCGGGCGATGGGCCGCAGTGACCTGACCTGTGCCGAGGCGCTCGCGTTCAACCGGATGGCCTGCATTGAAATCAGCACCATCCGTGCAGCCCTCGAAGCAGAGCAGCCAGTCGTGGACACCACCACGCTCACGGAGAAGATCGACTCCGGCAAGCAGCAGGTCGAACGGAAGATTGAGCGCACCTTGCAGCGCACCTCTCCGCAGGGCCGTGAGATCATTCGTCGCCGCATCTACGCGATGCAGAAGGAGACCGTCATTGATGTGCCCCGATCAGCCGACAAGTGACACGACCACTTTCCGGGTCACCAGCCATCCGCGTGGACGCTCGATAGGCCGCGCCATCCTCATCGTCACCTGTGGCTTTTCTCACAACAACACGGCTGAGACGATGCACATCTCTCAGGACGGTGGTGCAGTCCTCGTCTCTGATGGCAGATACAACCGCACTGACGATCCACGCGTCACGATGGAACTGCTGGAGACGCTCTCCAACTACTACAACACGCCGACCTGCACGAGTGATGACGCGCCTGTGTTCCGGCACATCAATGGCAACCTGGGCTACCTCTACCGTCCACCTGTCATCTGCCGTCACATCAAACGTCTCAAGCGCCGGATCATTCATCAGCCGTGCTGGCGTCGCAACCGCTGGAAGTCACTGACCTGATTTTGTTCTTAGCGGCGTGCGTCGCCGCAATCGTCATAAGAGAAAGAAGGCTCCTCTCGCCAGGAACAAGGAGGAGAAGTGCGTCACCAAGTTTTGCCGCAACAGGAAAGCCCTCAAGAGCGACGGCTATTTCCTGGAGCACTGCTGGAAGTGCCGGTCCCGCCAGGCGAAGACCAAGAACCCCGTCAGCTACGTCCTCAACATGCTTCGGCACAGCGCCAAGAAGCGAAAACTTCCGTTTACTCTCACAATCGAGTCCTTCGCAGAGTTCTGTAAGGAAACTGGATACCTCGAAAAGCGAGGGAACAAGCCAGGCAGCATGACCATCGACCGGCGAGACTGGAACGAGGGTTATCACATCTGGAACATGCAAGTAATGACACATGCGGACAACAGCGCGCAGGGCGTGGACAACACACGCCGGGACGAACGCGGCTGCGTGACGCTGGGTGAGAATGAACCGTTCTGAGAGTCAGTTCCCAGTGCCGCCGATGACGCTGTTGGTCCTGCGCTTTCTTTACGTGAAACCAGGAGCGTCTCCGGCTGACATTGGGGATCTGCTCGACCTTTATCCGCGTCAGGCGGCGGGCTACATGCGACGACGAATGCTTAAAACGAAACTCATCAAGCTGAGATACCGATGGACGGGGCCGCGCAAAATGAGCATGGCCTACTATCTGTCGGCCATCGGCTTTGACGCGCTCGCCGCCAACGCCCACGTATGAGTCGCAGGACGCGGAAAATCGACAAGGTGGTCGAGGAGGGTCTCCTTGGAGAACCCATCGATCCGCTCATCGCCAGCCTTGGCCCGGAGGACCGTGCGCTCTACGAGGAACTCATCACGGAGCTGCGGCTGAGCGGCACCGTGCCGGACATCTGGAAGCACGACTACACCAAGCCGCCGCCCACCATCGAAGAGTTCATGGAGGACGACTTCTATCTGGGCAAGGTGCTGCGCCGGTCAGAGGAGAGTGAAGGTCTCTTCCCTGCATGGAAGACGGTGATGATGGCGGATTTCGACATCGACTCGAAGATCCACAACACGGTCATCACCGGGTCGCTGGGCATCGGCAAGACGTTCGTGGCCGTGCTCATCCTGCTCTACCGGATGACGGTCGTGACGTATCTGCGCAACCCGCAGAACTTCTTCGGCCTCTCCCGTGGCTCGAAGATCATCTACAACACGCTCTCGGTCACCAAGCGCGCCGTCACGGAAACGGCCTTCGGCGACGCCATGAACTTCATGGCGCAGTCGCCCTACTTCATCAACGAGTGCGGGTTCAACCCGGATTCGCTCTACTCCGGTGGCCGCATCGAGATCAAGAAGGTGCTGCCCGACAACCGTCGTTGCGCAATACACTTGACGGCAGGTTCAAAGGGTCAACACGTCCTGGGACGTAACGTCATCGGCGTCGTGCTGGACGAAGGCAACTTCCGTCTGGAGAAAGACCCGGACATCCGCGCCTACGAGCTGTACGACCAGATTCGTGGCCGTATCAAAAACCGTTTCCAGAAGGTCACCGGGTTCCTGCCCGCCATCTCCATCCTAGCGTCATCAGCGGCGGACGAGACCAGCTTCACCGAGCGCGTCATCGGTGACATCAACAAGGTCAACGATCCGTCCACGCAGAAGATTTACCGCTTCGCCGTTTACGAGATCAAGAAGCACGCCATCAAGTTTTCTGACAAGTGGTTCAAGGTCGCCTACGGCCTGAAGAACATTGAGCCTTACATCCTGGAAGGCTTCTACACGCCCAAGGGCGAACCCATCGGCGAGGGCCACGAGCTGCCGCCCAACGGCGCGAGCACGGAGCTGGTGCCCAGTGACTATTACGACGACTACCGGCGCAATACCCGCAACGGCCTCATGTCGCAGTCGGGCATCAGTGTCGGCGGCAGCTTCAGGTTCCTGGCCAGCACCGTGGACCTGGAGCACTGCGTTGAGCTGTCGGCGGGCCTGGTCAACCCGGCCAAGACCGAGCTGATCCCGATGTCAGCGGAGGACGACAAGAACATCTGGGATTACCTCACACACAAGACCTTCCTCACCCGCGTGGCTTCACGCTACCAGCCGCTGCGCCACCCCAACGCCATGCGCTACGTCCACCTGGACTTGGCGACCCAGACGATGGCGGGCCTGGGCATCTGCCACCTGGTCGGCCACCAGTTGGTCGAGGGCATCATCAAGGACGGCCAGCCGTTCAACGAATACCGGCTGGTGGTCGAATACGACTTCCTCCTCACCATCATCGCGGGCGAGACCAAGCCCATCAACCTGGAGAAGATCCAGCGGTTCATCTTCTGGCTGCGCGACTGGTGCGGCTATCGGTTCGGCATCGTGACGGCGGACCAATACCAGTCGGACATGCCGCTGCAAATGCTGGAGGCTGGCGGCTTCAAGGTGGGCAAGCTCTCCGTGGACCGGGACAAGACCGTGTATAACGCGTTCCGCACGGCGGTGCAGGAATGGCGCGTCCGCATCTACCGCCAGAACCAGCTCTGGCGCGAGCTGGAGAACCTCCTGGAGATGAACAAGAAGTTCGACCATCCGCCCACCGGCTCCAAGGACACGAGCGACGGCGCGGCAGGCGCGCTCTTCAACGCACTCAACAGCGATGAGAAGCTGACCATCATGTCGCACGACGTTCCGGCCATCCACAAGGGACAGGTCGTGGAAACCGGCGACGACCGCCCGCCAATGGAGATTGTCGTCCCGGACAAGACCCTCACGCGCACCATGACCTTCAAAGGCTGACGATGGTGGTATTTAGGACATGGCTGGCCAGCGCATAGAGCTAACGAACTACAGTATGTTCGCAGAGACCCCTATTTATGAGGTCGGCGGAGAGATCGTGCTTGGGCTGATGCGTGACGTGGTGGTGCCGGACAACAGCGACGTTCTCTACAACGTGCCGCCCGGTGGAACGCACCGGCTGGACCTGATTTCCAACGAGCATTACGGCACGCCGCACCTCTGGTGGGTGATTGCCCGCGTGAACAATTTGATTGACCCGCTTGTTGGCGTTGTCTCTGGCGCAATCATCCGGGTGCCGACCCGCGCCCGGCTCGCCAGCGAGGGAATCTTGAACGTCTGATCTATGGCCTACGTGACCGAAAGCAAGCTGGCAAACATCGCCGACATTGGCGTGAACCTGCCCGCGACCGAACTCAAGCAGGGCGACTGGCTCGTCATTGCCACGGTGAAGATCGTGGCTCCCATGCGCCTGACCTTCAAGTTCCTCAACCTCCAGATCATCAGTGCGACGGCAGACACGGACGACGTGGTGGGTGCGAACAAGGTCTTCGGCAACCTGGGCCTGGCCTACGTGGTCCTGCGCCGCGACTACACGGGCGGCAACCCCGGCGCTGCCGGTGGCCTGGACGCGGTGATCTCCAACGGCATCGGCGTCACCTCGCGCAGCGGCTCGCAGGTCAGGTTCGACACCGCAGGCTTCTACTCCTTCATCGTGGCCAACAACATGCAGGCGTCCACCGACGAGAGCGTCATCATCCCGGCCAGCACGTCCATTGACTTCCGTCTCTCGGTCACCGGACACGCCCGCATCGAATACGACTCTCGCTAGAAATGGCCTACATCACCCCAACACGGCTCGACCAGGTGGTCAGCCTGCCGTTCAGTCTCGCCGAGACGGAGCTGCGGCGTGGCAAGACCGTCATCGTGTGGACTCACGTCCTGGAGCGGGGCCAGCGGCTGGAGATGCGCTGCATAAACATGCACATCAACCGCATTCTCAGCCCCGGAGTTACGCCGGAACGTGCGAACTCGTCTTTGGGTCTGTGCTCCTGCGGCCTCTACTTCGGCCCGATGCTGACCAGCTCCGGCGCGATGATCATCAGCAGCGAGTCCGGTGTGGCCAACCAGTCGGTGACCGCGTTCAACGGGTTCAGCAAGCGCGTGTTCATCACTCCGGGCACCTACAAGATCATCCTCGCCAACAACTCGACCAACGTGGACCTGAGCATCGTGGTGTCCGGCGCGGCTAAACTGCACTTCTAATGGCTGAGAATCTCGAATCTGCTTTGGTGATCGTCCTGCGTGAGACGATCCCGTGGGAGTCTGCCCTGGACGCACCGGCCAGCGGCACGCTCACCCAGGTCGATCCGGCTGCGCCCATCAACCCGCTGGACTACCAGTTCCGCGACCGCCAGCTCGCCCACCGCGATCTCATCACCGCCGCCGCCATCATCGAGGTCTCGATGGAGGTGTCCGATGTCTGGAACTACCAGACCACGCGACCACGCCTGCAAGGCCCGGCTGTCACGGCGCTGCCCTTTGCCGACAGTGAGTTCCTCTTTGAAGGCACGCACCCGACCGTGACGAGCCAGGTGCGCCACGTCGGCCAGACCAGCGTGCCCTACGCGGCCTTCCACGCGGCGGACAAGGATCTCTACGCCCGCGACCTCATCATCTACGAGGTGCTGGCCCGTGCCTCCCAGGAAATCTTCAGCTCGTCGCCACCCATCACCCCGATCACCACGCAGGGCACGATCCCCTCCACGGCCATCTGGAGCCTGGCGGAAGGCACGCACGCCCAGCGCGACATCAACGCAGCGCATCCGCTCAACCGCGACCTCTTCAAGCTGCCCGACCAGAACCTGGCCGACCGCGACAACCAGCTCGCCGGTTACGCGGCCCGCGTGGTGGCGGCGCTGCGCAATCCGTTCGTGGCGGCAGAGCGGCTCTACGTGCGCCTGCGCGGCCTGGAGGAGCGTGAGCCGGAGGTGTACGTCTTCCAGCGCAACGACTGGATCTCTGGTGACCTTTACCAGCAGGCCGAGGAGGTCTTCTACCTCGACCAGTTCTACCGGGCGCTCTTCGACAGCTTTGAGCCGCCGTCCAATGCGCTGTACTGGCTGCCGCTGGGGAGCACACCCTCGCGCCGCGAGTATCTGATGGAGCCGACCCTGGCCCGGCGCAACCGCCTCGTCTATGACGTGGAGGCACAGACGCTCCAGTGGTCCCGCGAGTCCACCGACCTGCTGCACATCCCACAGCTCTTCGCCTTCTCCATCCCCAGCATCGTGGACGGCCAGACGCTCGACACGCTTGCCCAGGTGCCTGACGAGAAGGACGTGATGTTCTGGCGGCTCAAGGCCGGTCAGATTGTTCCGGTCGGCTTTGAACAGGTGGATGTGACGGCTGTCACGTTCACGGCCAATGACACGGTGGAGGGTGGCTACACCCAGCGCGAAGCCGCGTCGCTCACCGTGCCCGACACGCTGAACATTCAGTTTCCCGGTGCAGCTGTACAGAATGGCAACTACCGGGTCAGCGTCCTGGTCGAGCCGTCGCCCGTGGTCGAGATCATCGGCGCGCAGAACATCTCCGGCACGAGCGGCACCCTGGCGGGCGCGACCTTCCAGACCAACGTCTCCAGCGGCAACATCCAGACCGGCGTCCTTTACATCGTCAGTGGCGGCGGTGGTACGACCTACAACGGCGTCTTCTACCGACCTGGCGACACCTTCACCGGCCTGTCGGGCGTCACCGACCACTCGCCGCTGGATGACTCGCAGGTCCGTCAGTTGAGCCTGGCCTTCCGCCTCGCGCTCCCACGAGGCACCTGGTCCATGCGGATGGACTACGCCAACCTCGCGGCCAGCGTCACGGGCTTCGGCGTCAAGATGCTCTACTCGCCTCAAGGTCGCTCGGCCATCTCCATCCTGGAGGATACGGTGCCGCTCCCCTACATGGACGAGAATGGCGACCCGCTGCCGCTGGGCACACTCGTCACCAGCCAGGAGTTTGGCTTCGACATTGCGGACGGCAACGAGTTCACGCTGCCCATCACCTGGACCACCGACGAGGGCCAGTTGCACATCCGTCAGTTGACCTTCACGCGCACGGACCAGACCGAAGCCTACTACGACATGTCCGGCACGCTGGGCATCGGCAGGGGTGTCGGCAGCTTCTCCGCAGGAGCGAACCTGAGCGTCACTGGCCAGGCGTTCATGCCGGACGTGATGACGTTCGACTTCACGAACACCGGCAGCATCGCCGTCCCCATCAGCTTTGCGCTGGCGCTCACCAACGACACGACGATTCCGCTGCAAGTGAAGCAGCTCCAGATTCAGACCATCGGCACCTACACGCCGACGCCTGCGTCCGAGAGCTTCCAAGGGTTCCGCCAAGAGATGGTGGACCGGGTGGAGCGCATCTGTCAGCAGAGCTTCAACCGTGCAGTCGAAGCCTACGGCACGCGCATCCCGGAGTTTCGCAGCACCGGCAGCGTCTGGAGCCAGTATTCGACCGAGGAGTGGATGGCGTTCATCGAGACCAAGCAGCCGCGCCTGCGCGAGATCGACACCATCGCGGGCGGCAACCTCATCCCGCGCCGCCAGTATGAGGTGACGGTCGGGCCGGTGACCTACAACTCGGTGTCCTACGACGTGGGCGACAAGTTCACAGGCGTCGAAGGCCAGACCACCTACACAGGCGATGGCACCATCGGCCAAGTAGGCTGCTTCATGCGCGCTGGTCCGGGCCACGTCGGCAAGCCTGCGCTCATTCCTTTGGGCCTGGAGTTCGACTTCGTGGGCGGCACGGTGAACGCAGTAGAAGGTCCGACCCGTTGCAGCCCCAACGTCGTGGCGCTGATGCCCTGGATGCTCGACGTGGGCGTCTATGTCGCGGGTCCAGAGCTGTGGATGCCTGACCAGTTGATTGCAGTGCCCAAGGTCGAGATCGAGGAGCTTCTCTCGCCAGACGTGCGCGTGATCGTGACCGACAGCGGCTCGATGGCGGTGAATCTCCTGTCCGGCTCCCAGTTCCTTTACGTGAACGAGGACGCCTCGGCCAGCGCCGTAGGTCTCTTCAGCGGCTCAATGATCCTTGGCATTGTCGATTCTGGCACGATGCCAGATTCCGGCACGATGTCGGCCTCCATCTTCGACGGCACTTATTTCAGCGTCATCGCTCATGCAGGCACCATGTCGATGACAGGAACGCTGACGACCTCGCTCTTCGACGGCACTTATTTCAGCGCCATTGTCAGCAGCGGCACGTTTACCGACACCGGAACCCTGGTCACCAGCGTGTACGACGGCACTTATGTCCTCACCGCCATTTCCGCTGGCACTTACTCAGAAACGGGAACGCACTCAGTCGGGTTCTTCAGTGGGACACTCAGCTAGTTAAGACGATGAACGCAACCGGCCACACTCACACTCACGCCAGCGGACGGGCACGCTGGCTGATCGTTGACTCCAAGACGAAGAAGATCGTCCGCCAGTCAGACTGGAACAACAACATCATCCTCAACAACGGGATGGACGCCGTGGCAGCGCGTGCCTGGTGTACCAACTTCGAGTATGCCACAGTCGGTACCGGCGCGGTGCCAACCTACCGGACCAACGGCACGGTCACGGCCACCCAGTCTGGTTCCATCGTCACGTTGTCCACGACCGACACGACCTTCTCCGCTGGTGACGTGGCGAACATGCTGAAGTGGACGGGCGGCAACAGCGATGAGCGCCGCATCGTCTCCACCCTGAACGGCACCCAGGTCACGGTCACACCTGCAACGCCCGACGCGAACAGTGGTGCGGCATCCACGTTCCACGTCTTCCATACTAACCAGACAGGTCTGACCGTGGAGGTGAAGCGCAGCAACACCTACCTGGTCAGCGCCCCGAACTGCCAGTCGGTCTTGAGCGGCAACTTGCTGCGTCATCGCCGCACCTACGACTTCACTTCGGAAGCTTCACCCATCACCTATCGTGAAATCGGATTCTCGTGGGCGTCCAGTGGTGCCAACACGCACTTCTCGCGCATTGTCCTGGCCAGTCCGCCCGCGCTCATCGCAGGCCAGCAGTTGCGCGTGGTGTACGACCTCAATCTCTACATCTCTCCGGCCATTCCAAACGCTGTGTCCTCCAACGTCTCTGGCTGGCCCGTCGCACCTGCGGTAAACCAGAACGGCACGCAGCAGTTCCAACGGATTGGACTGTCTGGAGTCACCGCCTTAAATGGTGTGACAGGTGATTTTGACATCGCCCGTCAGGTCAGTGAGCCAAGCAACTCCCACACCACATCCGAGCGGTTCTGGATCAGCACCAGCAGTGCGGCAGTGACTGCTATAGGAATAGCTCCGGTTGATCGCAATCTGGCGTCGGCTGGACTTCAAACCAACGCGGCTGCCCCGGACACCTACGTCAGCCTCAACTTCTACCGCGACAAGTTCGGCATTTTCACGGTCGGCCAGGCCAACTCCACGCAGATCCGCTCCATCGGCGTTGGCAGCAACAGCAACGGCGCGTTCTCGGAATATCAGAACTACGGCTACGTGTTCGTGTGGGACTCGGCTCAGACCAAGGACAGCGAGCACACCCTGACCTTCCGCCTCCGCCAGACCTGGAGCCGCAACTTGGTCGCCTTCCCGTAAGCTATGAACATCCATCAAAAAGCGTCCGGCAAGATGTACTGGGCCATCTGCGATGGGGTGACCGGGAAACCTGTGTCGGAGTCCGGCTGGGTCAAAAACCTGATCCTCAACAACGGACTCGACCAGGTGGCGACCCGGAGCTGGTGCAACTGCTTCACGTATTGTGTGGCAGGAGGTGGCACTACGGCCAGCAGCATCAGCAGCGGGGCCATCACGGCCACCCAGGTCGGGGCCAACGTATCGGCGAGCGGGGCCATCTTCACCAGTGCGATGGTGGGCGACATGATCGCCTGGGACGGTGGAGAAGAGCGGCGCATCCTTACGTTCGTCGATGACCAGCACGTCACGGTCACGCCAAGCACGCCCAACGCGTCCACGGACACGTTCACCATCTGGAACACGTCGCGCAACAATCTCGACGCCGAGGTCCAGCGGTCCAACAGCTATCAGACCGGCGCACCCAACTGCGAGTCCAGCCGCACCGGCTCCATCTTGCATCACCGCCGAACCTACGACTTCCCGGTCGAAGTTGGCAACGTCACCTACGGCGAGATTGGCTTCTCCTGGGCTGCCAGTGGGCTGAGCACCATCTTCTCGCGCATCGTTCCGCCTGCCATCCCTGTCCTGGCCGGGCAGTTCCTGCGCATCGTTTACGAGCTGGCGCTCACGCTATCGCCCACGCTGCCAAGTCACATTGACCCTGCGGTTGGCGGCTGGCCGGTGCTGCCTGCTACCGCCAAGGATGGTGACGAGATGCTGCAATACTGCGGCATGTCCTCCATCGCCTCCACGGGAGCCACTACGACCTTTGATACGGGACTCATCACCAACGAGCCTTCGTCCTCCGGGTCTGACTGTCTGGTGTTCCTCTCCACGTCGAGCGCAGCCTTGAGCACCTTCCCTGGCGAGGTTGACCGCTCGGCAGGTGGGCAGGCCGCTGTCAACACGTCGCCGCTGCCTTACACGTCGCTGAGCTTCGTGCAGGACAAGGAATGCACCTTCAGCGTGGGCCAGGCAAACAGCAACGGGCTGCGCTCCTTGGGCACCAGTGTTGGAACGCTCGGCAACGAATATAAGAAAATCGGCTGGTGCGTGCTCTTCGATGAAGCACAGACCAAGCTCAACACCCATCTTCTGACCTTCACCATCCGCTACTCGTGGGGTCGCACTCTCGCATGACAATGGAGGCTTCAAACACGAGGGCCAGGGGCCGGATGCGCTGGCTCGTGGTGGACGCAAAGTCCGGTGAAATCGTCCGCCAGACAGACTGGTTCAACAACATCATCCTCAACAACGGCATGGACGAGGTTGCCGCCCGATTCTGGGGAGACCTGATGGTCTATGGCAGTGTCGGCACTGGCACCACGGCCACCAAGCTGGACTCTGGCGTCATCACGGCGACCCAAGTCGGGTCCACAGTGTCGGCATCCGCTCCCATCTTTGTCACAGGCGGCGCTCCGTCTGGCGATGTGGGCAACATGATCAAGTGGGACACAGGTGACGAACGGCGCATCACGGCGTTCATTGACTCGCAGAACGTCACGGTCACACCTGCTTCACCGAACGCGAACAGCGGGGCCGCAGGCGAGTTCACGATCTTCCGCACCAACCAGACGGGCCTGTTTGGCGAGGTGAAGCGCACCAACAACTACTTCACAGGACTGCCCAATACAGGGGCGAGCCGTTCAGGGAATGTGGTACGGTTCCGGCGAACCTTTGATCACACCGCAGAGGTCTCGAACGTCCAGTACACCGAGGGTGGCGTTTCTTGGGCCAGCAGTGGAGCCAACACACATTTTGCCCGTGTGGTCTTTCCGATCCCAGTGACTGTTCTCGCAGGCCAGCTCATCCGCGTCGTCTATGAACTGCTCCTGACGCTGACCCCGGCCACGCCCGTCGCACTGCCTTCGACCGTGGTCGGCTTTGTTGGCGGGAGTGGGAGTGAATCCCGGCAGATGGTCGGACTTGCCACTATTACGCCTACGGGCACCACGGCGAACGCAGGCATCGACAATTCCCAGTGCAGCGTGGAACCCTCGGTCGGCAGCAGCAACCAGTCGGTGGCGTGGCTGGCCTCGTCCAGCGCCGCCCTGTCGGCCTTCGCGGCTACCCCGACTGACCGTTCGGGCAGCGCCATCTTCAGCGGTCAACTGACCCTGGTCGGCTACACGGCACTCAGCTTCTTCCGGGACAAGACCATCACGATTGGCACCTCGCAGGGAAACAGCACGCAGATCCGCAGCATTGGAATCGGATCGACGAGCAACGGCCAGTACGCCTTCCCCTCTTACGTGCTCCTGCTGGACAGCAATCAGACGAAGACGAGCGCCCAGACTTTGGTGCTCACCTTCCGCTTTACCTGGGGTCGCGACCTGCTCTAAGTCACCAGTAGAGGAACTGGTGGACGGCACCGGGGTGGCCCCCGGTCAACTTCTCCTGCGCAAACTTCTGGCCGATGGTCAGGATGGCGTCTCCGTTCTTCCCGGTCAGCTTGGCCAACTGCACGTAGTAGCCTGTCTTCACGTCCGTCGCCGTGGCCAGTGTGTAGTCCGCGCCGTCGAGCTTGGAGGTCATCACCCCGTCCGCCTTCACCTCCACGGCCATGAGCACCGAGGAGCAGGTCTGGTAGAGGCCGACGACCAGCTTCTCAGTGATGACTTCGTGATTGCGCAGGGCGGACTCGATTGCTGCCTGGTGCGTTACGGACAGGAACGGATAGCTTTTCATGCTCAGAAGAACCGGCTGCGCGGAATAGAAGCGACTCCCCTTCGGAACAAAGTGAGAAGGGATTGTTGCGGCACTTGGAACATTGGTCCAGGTGCCGGTGGAAATCTGCGGTCGCGTTGTTGTCTGCCACGGGCCTAAGAACTGGCAAAGCTACCGACTGAGAAGAGTTTTTCGACCTCATCCCGGTTGGCGTGCGCCGGGCACAGCCGATACTGCGCGTGGTTCACCACACTGACCACGGTGTTGGTCCACTCGCCGCAGACTTCGCACTTCTGCTTTGTATGGTCGTCGTTGACCGCCCGCATCCCTGTGTCGAGCAGGTAAGCCTTGTAGCAGTCCTGGGCCTCTTGCGGCGTCTCGTGGGCGTGGTCGTGGAACTTGTGCTTGAAGCCCAGCAGGCGTTCGCGCTCCAGGGTCTGGTGGATGGGCAGGAGCGGCGCTGGGTCTGCGCCTTCATCCAACCAGGTCGGCCAGCCGCCGCAGTAGCCCACGGGATAAATCTGTCCGTCGTTCATGCAGGTGTAGTGCCACTTGCCGTCGTTCGGACCACCCCTCAACTGTCTGGAATCGTAGTAGTTCATGTCTTAAATAGGCTGACTGGCTTCGTTCATTTGGGACTGGTATTCGAGGAACCGATGGAAGCTGACCGGCGTCATCGGCAGCTCGTTAATCTTCGCCTTGGCCAGCAGTTCGGCCTGGGCCAGCTCCACGTAGTAGGCATCGTTGTCGAACCCTACGAAGAAGGGAACGCCTGCGCGTAACGCAGCGAAGGCTGAGTTCCCGATGCCCAGGAACGGATCGAGCATCGTGGTTGGGTTCCCGCCGTGCAGCTTGATGCAGTTGTCCACCAGCTCGACCGGGAACGTGGCGGGATGAGGGCGCTGCTTGTTGCGGCTCTGAATCGTCTTGTAGGGGATGAACCACACGTTGCCACGGCACCGCTTGTCGTTCCCCTCCGTATGACCCCACCGTTTGATGTTCGACTTGTCCTGGTAGGGAACGCCCAGCGCCAGCCGGTCGATGGGCACGTCACCATCCTTGGTGAAGTGGAAGACAAACTCGTGGCAGTCGTTGAGGAACCGCTTCGAGTTGATCGGCTTGAAGTGGCCGACCGAGAGCTGTTCACCATTATGCTTGACGGTGATCGACTTGACCCAGTGAATGGTGTTCTGAAGCTTGAACTGCTGGTGGACGCGGGTCACCACCTGGAAGGCACGCATGGGAGCGGTCGGCGCGGAGCCGACGTTCAGGAAGAAGGAGCCGCCTGGCTTGAGCACACGATGCACGGCGCTGCTCCACTCCTCCGTCCAGCGGAGATAGTCCGAGAGCGTGCGGTTGTCGTCGTAGCTGTTGTAGTCGATGCCGATGTTGTAGGGCGGCGACGTGACCACGAGATCGACGGACTCTTCAGGCAGGTCGGCCATGCCTGCCACGCAGTCCCTGGGAACACAGCAGAATTTCGGTGACATCATGTATGAAATAGAACCCAAACCTCGGTGCGCTCTTCGCCCGGCCAGCACCAGGTCTTCAGGCAGTCGCCCCAGTAGATGGATGAGTCGTCGTCAAAAAGGCCGTCAATGCTTTTGATGAAATTGTCGAAGTCAGGCTTTTGCCGATGGCGGGTGCCGACAGTGGCCAACTGCTTTTTCTTTGACCACGAAGCAGCCATCGGGAGAAATACTGAGATGTGGATCTGTGCCGGTGGAACAGGAGGCAGTTCGCCTGCGGCTAGTTTCATCCGGTCGCAGAACTCGCGGTATCGAAGCACGGCGGGGCGCTTCCTCCAGGCATCGCTCTGCGTCATGCGCGGCTTGGCCACCGGCTTGCCGGGGACGATGAAACGCATCTCCAGGGTGCCCTCCGGGAACTTATTAGGCCAGCAATGCGGTGGCAGGGCAGGCTCTGGCTCTGGTGGCACAGGCGGTGGTAGTGGCACTGGATCGACCGGCGAACGCCGGACGTGCGGCACCTTCCCCAGCAGCGCATCCCGGTTGGGGTGCTGCTCAACCTGTTCTTTTGTCCATCGCATTAGTTAGATAGCTGACACTGAGAACGCTTTTTATATGCCCGACGACACGAACCCGCCTCTAAGCCTTGATCCCAAGGCCATCAGTGTGCTTCAGCGTTACAAGCTGGTGGATGCCAACGGCAAGCCCGCGCTCATCAACCTGCACATGGACAGGAACGGCAACGCGCCCAGCCACAGCCGTCCTGACCCGCATCACAAGCCCATCGGCCTGACCCCGCGCATGAACCCCAAAGTGCTCATGCGCTTCGTGGAGGCGGACAAGCTGCCCAACCGGGCCTGGCTCGACTGGATGCTCAACCAGGCCGCTGGCGGTGGCACGGCCAAGGAGCGTTCCGCAGCGCACTTCGAGAATCTCAAGGCGCGCAAGATCGATGGCTGGCGGCGGCATGGCTTCGTGGACCCCAAGACGGGCAAGACGCTGGTCGAGCCGATGGACGCGAAGGCGGCGGAGCGCCTGTGGAAGACCAAGCAGGCCGGTTACTGGGAAGAGTTTGAGATCGCGGACGAAGACCTGACGGCCAACTTCGCCGGAGCCTACGGGTTCAAGCGCGAGTGGCCGGGTGCGAACTCGATCTATGAGAAGGTCACGGAGGCGGTCTCCAAGTTCCAGGCCGCGTTGCCGCAGATCAAGGAATACAACCGTCTCAACGACGCAGAATACAAGGTCTCCACGGACCCTTCGACCTACACTGGATACGAGGGTCTCAACAAGGTGCTGGCCAGCGTCAACCACTACTTCTCCGCGCAGGAGGCTTACGACGACGTGGAGTATGACCTCATCCGTGATGACGACGTGATCACGGTGCTGTGCCCGCTGACCTACCGCGCTGCGGTCGAGTACGGCTGGGACGAATGGGAGTGGGCTTC